GGTTCGTTGGTCAAGCGGTTAAGACGCCGCCCTCTCACGGCGGAAACACGGGTTCGATTCCCGTACGGACTGTTTTAAAAGTCGCATAAACACTGTGTTTGCGGCGTCTTAAAAAAATTGGTACTCAAAATGGTACTCAAAAACTGAATACAAAAGAAAGGAGTCTGCGCAAGTGCTTTAGATTCTTTTCTGCAAATGGTAGACTTGGAACGCTGTGGGCGTTCTTTTTTTGTGCGGTTTTTCTGCTTATTTTTTGCGGAAGAACCGTATTTTTTTATGCAAAAATATAAGCATAGGAGGGATGCGGAATGTTATTTACGGATGAAATTCTTGAAAAAATCTTAACAAGAGAAGATGTGTCAAAGGTTCCGCTCGTGTATCAGTCAGCAATGATTCACGCAATCAAGGAAGTATTGGAGGAAGAGAATGTATCAGATGCAAAATCAGAATATGGCATTTAACCCAAACCCAAGCTATGCCGCATATCAGTACAACCCAATGCAGAGGTTTCAACAGCCAGAGCCACAGATTCCGCAGATGCAACCGCAGTTTCTTGGAATCCAAGGAAAGGTAGTGCAGTCGGAATCAGCAATCATGGCAAATGATGTGCCTATGGATGGAAGTGTTGCGTTTTTCCCGATGCAGGACATGAGCGCAATCGTAGCAAAACAATGGGATGCCAACGGAACAATCAGAAAGACCGTTTACAAGCCTTTTAATGAGCAGATGGCAGATTCTTCGGGTGATGATAAAAGAATTGAAATAGGGCTATCTGACGATGCGACAAGGGCTATTACTGACAAATTGGATTGTTTGTTTGGAAAGATGGAAGAGTTGGAAGATAAGTTATCTTCGCAAACGCAAAGAAAATCTTCACGAACACAAAAGGAGAGTGAGTCTTAATGAATCCTATGCAGATTTTACAGGGAATGAAAAACCCACAGCAGTTTTTACAACAAATGATGGGGAATAACAGCGTAATGAGCAACCCTATGGCTAGAAATGCTATGCAGATGGCGCAGAAGGGAGATTCCAAAGGCATTGAACAGATGGCTAGGAATTTGTGCAAAGAAAAGGGAATTGACGCAGATAAGGCTTTTGAGTCGTTTAAAAGCCAATTAGGAATGTGATACTAATTCTTGCAAGATTATGTATATAAAAATGAATTATGGAGGTAAATTCTATGTTTAACACAGGTAATTGTGCATCCGTTCCGCTTGTTGCGAACATTGACGGAAACGGAAATAACAACGGATGGGGCGCAGAAGGCTCATGGTTATGGTTCATTATCGTTATCTTCGCTATCTTCGGATGGGGTGGATTCGGTAACGGATTCGGAGGAAACGGAATGAATGGTGGTGTCGGAAGCGAAATCCAGCGCGGATTTGATAATCAGGCGGTTGTGTCAAAACTTGACGGCATTACAAACGGACTTTGTGACGGATTCTATGCAGTGCAAACAGGCATGAACGGAATCAACACAAACATTTTGCAGACCGGATTCGGCATTCAGCAGGCTATCAATGCTGATACAGTTGCTAATATGCAGAATACAAACGCGTTACAGTCACAGCTTGCTAACTGTTGCTGCGAAACAAGAGAAGCTATCCAAGGCGTAAACTACAACATGGCAACTAACACTTGCGCGTTGCAGAACACCATGAACAGCAACACGAGAGACATTATCGACAGTCAGAATGCAGGAACACGCGCTATTCTTGATTATCTCTGCAATGAGAAAATTTCTTCCTTACAGGCAGAAAATAATGATCTTCGTAGAGCGGCTTCACAGGATCGTCAGAGTGCATTACTTACAACTCAGATGGCAGCTCAGACACAGCAGATTATTGATGCAGTAAGACCTACACCGGTTCCATCGTTCCCGGCTTCTAACCTTTATGGTTATGCATATGGATGCGGATGCAACACAGGTTGTGGCTGCTAAAACTGAATAATTGAGTATCTTAATTGAGTTTAACTCGATCATGTCTGCTATGCAGTATTACTTATAATCAAAGGGCAGACTATAATGTTTGCCCTTATTTTTATGAAAGAGAGGTAAAAATAATGGAAGTAACAGGAATTGCATTACAAACCGTTGCCGCTGGAGAAGATGTGGCATTCACAGAAACAGCAGTGAACGGAACAAAATGTATCGTACACAGACAGGGAAGTGGAATTATCAAGCTAAGAGGTATCACCAATCAGTGTAAGGCTAGATTTTTGGTATCGTATTCCGGCAACATTCAGATTCCGACAGGCGGTACAGTTGGAGAGATTTCACTTGCAATCGCGGTTGACGGAGAGCCTTTGCAGTCAACAAAGATGATCGTAACGCCAGCCGCAGTTGAAAATTTCTTTAATGTATCAGCACAGGCATACGTTGATGTGCCTTGCGGTTGTTGCAGTACCGTAGCCGTGCAGAATACGTCAACACAGGCTATCGAGGTGCAGAACAGTAATTTGATTGCAGTAAGGGAGGCTTGATATTATGCATAAGTTTGCGAAACAGATTATGGATTGCGTGAAAGCCCACGTTGACGGCATCGGAATCGAGAATTTTGAGGGACAAAACCTTGATGATCTCAAGGATTGGACGGAGATTGCAAAGAACATCGTATGCTTTGACAAAGACTATAACATTGTTGAAGCCATGAAAAAGTCTGAAGATGAAGAAATCATGCGCATGGTGGAAGAATTTGGGGATTATCCGGGAAGAAGATACTACAATGAGTACCGGTACTCAAATGGCAGATTTGCACCGAAAGGACGCGGAACACGCAGAGGATATGTAGAACCGCCATATTATCACCAGATGCCTGAAGATTACCGGGAATGGGAGAATATGTCGGACGCAGAGCGAATGAGAGATCTTGACAGAATGAGTATGGGAAAGATGTATTATTCAGAGCCTATGAGCGGAAATAATGGCATGAGTACCGGTACTCACGATGCAAGAGAGGGCAGAGCCGGTATGAGTCGGAGAAGCTACATGGAGACAAAGGAAATGCATAACGGAAATTCACCGGAAGATAAGGACGCAAAGATGAAAGAACTCGAAAAGTACATGAAATCTCTTTCGGAAGATGTGACCGAACTGTTTTCCGGTATGTCCCCAGAAGAGAAGCAGTTGACCAAGACAAAGCTGACTACGCTTGTTACGAAAATGTAATAGAGAGGGCATTTTGCCCTCTTTGTTTGCGAGGTGGTAAATTGTTCACGATAAACAATGAAATGTGGAATTTGGTCAAAGTATCGCGTTACAACGATATGCTACAGAGAAGTGACGGAAGCAGAACGGTAGGCATGACCGACAGGGACACGAAAACGATATATCTTGCGGATGATCTACGCGGAAGATTCCTTGACCGTGTGTTATGTCACGAATTATGTCACGCGTTCTGTCTTTCGTATAATGTATACATGGATATTGATACCGAGGAAATTGTAGCAGACTTCTTGACTACATACGGAAGAGAAGTATTTGAAATAGCAGACAGACTATTGATTGAACTTATGGAGGTTGCATAATGGATAAAATTTCAGAACTCTTACAGTACGTGCACCGGACGAATCCGGAAATGACTAGGGAAAAGCTGATAGAAGAGTTGAGTAAAAGTGACTATGCGGCACGGTCTTTGATTTTCACGAAAGAAAATTTTTCCCGCGCCCCCAAAAATATTTCGTAATTTTTTTGTACCCCCCTGGTGTAGCGTTTTAGGGTCGAGATTCCATTTTCACGGATTCTCAAAAACGTGTAACAAACGTGCAATTATCTGCGACATTCCGCAAATAACACAAATACACCATATATTATGCTATATATAGATAATTCATTGATGATATTTGATAATATCACAGATCACAGGCAAACGCCAGAAGACGCTTGCCCGGCTGTAGTTATAGTCTAGCATAGACCGCATTTTACCACTTGTCAATATAATTTTTCCCATCGTATCGGCTGTAAGTGCGTGTTATGTTTTCCGGTCTTTGCGTGATCTGTAACCAGTCACCGCCACGCTGCGCGGTTATTTTGATTTTTGCAGACTCCACCCATTCCACGCCCTCAAACTTTGAGTAGCCGCACATTTTGCCGGATATTTCCAGATAACCAAGGGCATACACCCGGTGCATGATTTCCCTTTTTCCGATATACTCATATTTTCCCATCTTTCCCACCTCCTTGTGTTACGTTTATTTGTCAATTTGCGCATGGAAACCGATTTCCATGTAGTCCGCGCTCCCGGAATCGAACCGGAACGGATGCACCAAACACGCGAAATAGGGCGGAAGAGTACCGCCTTAAATTACAACAAAATCCCCTTGGAATCCTGTTGTTATAATCATTTTTCCGTCAGATCTGCGGTACACAACGCCGCATCCGTCCGCAAAAGTTGACCACACGAGCCATCCGGGCGGTGTGAGGTTTTCACCGGTTTTATAATCCAGGAATGAGTAACGCGGAATAACGCCACTTTTTTTCTTGATCTAGCGCGTTGTTAATTGCTTGCGATTCTGTCACAAGCACAACGCCGTTTTTTGCGTGCAAAACATAGTTATTTTCATTCATTTTTTATTTCTCCTTTTCAATTTCATAAAACCGCCGCCGGTAGTGATCCGGCGGGCATCCTCTGCGGCGGCTATTGTTCGATTATTTCAAAGCATTTTTGTATTTCTTCTAGGCTGTGGCAGCATTCCCCGCCGGGATAACGATACACAGCCATATAATCGCCACCTCCTAGAGGTTGCATATCTTTTAGATATGCTCTATATCCTCCGTTTCCTTTTATAATCTTTGGGTATCCGTCTTTCCTCATTTTTTCAATTCTTGTCATGTCCTTATTCCTCCATATTTTCAAAATTTCCCGGTGATCCGGGTAAAAGCAAGCCGGGGAATCGAACCCCGGAAGCGCCAACCTTGCTAATTAATTATTTTGCTTTTGCAGCGTGTTTTGTAAGCTCTCTGTAAAGCAGATTACATGCTGTCGCTTCTGCCTTATCCTCTGTATATCTGCCTTTTTCCTCTTCTGTCTCGTCTAAAATATCAGCAAGCCAATCAACGGCAGAGCCAAGAAAAATATCATCAGAAATAGGGAAAGCTGTAGGAAGTCCTGCCATCCAGTCGCAAAACAAAGAATATTTACTAATTCTTCCGGCTCTATACTGACAATCATATTTAACTTTCTCGTTCTCAAAAGCCGTTAAAATGTCTTTGCATATGTCGTTGTAGTCTGTCTTTGCTTCCTTGTTGTCATATGTGTAATATTCCTCTGCTGCTTCGTAGCTCTCCATGATTGCGTTTTTAATTGCTTCCATTGCTTCTTTGCTGTTTGTTCTTCTCATTTCTTTTTACCTGTGCTATAATATAGCTACCTTTCTTTTTTGATTGGTGGCGGCGTATGCTTGGGGGCGTGCCGCCTTTTTGCTTTCTGTGCTTCATTTGATACTTGTATTATACACATATTAAGCACTAATGTATATTGGCAAAACAAACAAAATTAAGCACTAATATTATATTGAAAATTGTGAATTATTATTAAGCACTAATTAAGTATTGACAATTAAGCACTAACTATATATAATGTAAGAAAAAATACGGAGGTATAGAAAAATGGGCGAAAACACAAAAGCAGTAAAGAACAGACAAGCGGTAAAGAAATGCATGAGTAATAAAGATAGAATAAACATTATATTACCGCTTGGAACGATAGAAAGAATCAAATCATACGGATTAAAAACAAGCGCATTTGCCAGGGAATTGATTCTTGCGGAACTCGATAAAATGGATAGAATGAAAAAATAGTGAATTAAGCACTAATTAAGTATTGACAATTAAGCACTAACTATATATAATGTAATCAGATCAAGAGCTTTGATTCTATGGAAGAGGCCAAGGACGAATTAAAAAAAGTACAATTCGGATGTTAGAAAGGTCGGCTCGCTTTACGAAGTGACAGAGTACATGATAGAGGAAAACGAATACGACGAAGGCGGCACATGGCTTTCCGGCGGTGATGTTTGGTGCATTTCTGACATGGCAATTGAGGTTGTCGAAAAACCATCTTACGAAACGATTGCAAAATGTTCAAGCATGGAAGAAGCCGAAGAAGTAGTTAATAACTACGAAGGCGATGGAGAAGTTTATATTTCAATTTAAAAATCAATGAAAATAAATAGATAAATAATATCTAAGAGTCGGTTTTTCCGGCTCTTTTTCTTTTTGCCATGTCCAAAATAAACAACGCGTCCGGGAATATCTTACAAAATCTCCAAAAACCGTAAACAAACTATAAAATTTTTCTTAATTTTTTATAAACAAGGCTAGGCTCATTAGGTCTTTGATAAGTCAAAAAAATGATAGAATAGTATCAGTTTTTACAAAAAATCGTCTGACAATCGTATGACATAAGGCGACACAATCGTCTGACGTCGCTTTTTCAGAACTATGTTTCTCTTTCTCTATCTTTTTCTTAATCTTTTAAATTAATAATAATACAATGTATCTAAATCCTATAGGTTTATAGTAAGTGTATATCCGCATACGCGCGCGGCGTAAGTATATAATACCACCGTAAAAAATTAAGGCTTGACTTTAACCCCGGAAATAGTGTATACCAAAAGCAGAGAGAAATAAAACAGATTGGAGGTGTGAAATATATGCAGGATATAGAGAGCGTAGATCTTACAAGACTTATAGTGGATCTAGGTACAGTACAGATATACACATCAACTGTACAAGATTTAATAGACAACGCTTGTATAGAATTTCACATCGAAGATTTACTAAAAGCTGGACAGAGACAATGGAAAGCTGTTATGCAGTATGTTGGTATGCATCTATTCCCTGATACATCGGTACTAAAAGACAAGAGCTTGAAACCTCTTGGTAATGCAACTATACCGACTAATTGTAACAGATATGACAGAGAGGTATTATATAAGCTTTGTGATTATTATATATATCTCTCCAATGTGTATAGCAAGTTGGTAAGTACAGTAGCATTCAGTTATTTTTGTAATATACCAACCAACACAATGGATATATGGAGTACAGAAGAACCAAGTTCGTTGGCTTTCAAGATGTGGCAAAAATTACAGCGATCTCGTAAGGATTGCATCCTAGATCGTGCGTATGATTCCAACAGCCCAGTGGGTACTATGTTCGTGGGAAATAACGAATTCGGCATGAATCAGCCGGGAATTGGAGATAATGCCACCCAACGCAAGGCAATCACAGCGCAGGAGTTGCCAAGACTGGACGAGAAAAAGAGCCAAGAATTGCACGCGATTGATACACAATTTGTCGGTGTGGCTGCAGATAATACGGTTTAAATTGTGTGTGATTATTCTACAATTCACAAATGAAGTAATATCAAGGGTTGTAGCGTTTTAACTATTCGCGAACTATTCGGAAAAGTTAGGTTTTGCGAATAGTTACAAGGGTATGACATGAATTGTATTAAAACAATTTGATTTTCACACAATGACAACAAAACGAAACGGAAAATATTTTAGATTTCCATGTTTGCAAGAAAAGGATGGGGAGGGGGTCTGACAGAAAGGCCACCGGGCGGCTACTAAGTCCCTTAAATACCTCAAAAAATAAAAAACCCACTTACAACACCCATTGACTTTCACCGTAAATAGGCTATAATAAATTTATAACAATTCACTTTCACGTTGCGAATCGCAACTAAATTTCCAAAAATTTTTTAAAAACAAAAAAGAGTGCTTCGGACAGGAGAATGATATATGACCGGAAATGAGTATCAGTCGTTAGCCATGCGGACAAATGATCGCAAGGCGACAGAAAGAATTTCGGATAAACTCGATTTGCTTAAATCTTGCAAGAAGAACAATATCGCATCGTTGCAAGATTACGACCTTGGCGGCATCTTTAATGCTTGCCTTGGACTATCCGGTGAAGTTGGAGAATTCAACGACATAATTAAAAAATGGATTTTCCACGAGAAACAGCTTGATATCGACCACGCAAAGAAAGAAGCTGGAGATGTTTGCTGGTATCTTGCAATGCTTTGCGAATCCTTCGGCTGGAGCCTTGATGAAATCATGCAGATGAATGTAGACAAGCTTAAGGCGCGTTACCCAGAAGGGTTTGACATTGAAAGAGCAAACCACAGAGCGGAAGGTGATGTTTAATGGCAAGCTGCAGCAATGAGTTGATGAAAACCGAGTATTCCGAAACCTTTGATGAAAAGCGCAAAGGTTTGATTGAGCAGTCATATTACAAATACGGACCGGCAAGAATGAACTTTTCTACCGGAAATGTTAATGCGGTTGAAAGTTTGAAAATGTGTCTTGCCAAGTTTGAAGAGACCGGAAACCTTGAATACCTGTGTGACGTTGCGAATTATGCTATGTTCCGGTTCATGTTTCCACAACAGGGCGAATATTTCAAACATACGGATTCCGATGAATCTGCCGGACTTTTCGGCATGAGCGTGAATGAAATGGAGCGGTTCAAACAGGAACACAGTTTTGAGGATGGGAGATATTGATATGGCTTTGAAAGTTATTGCAACAGCGACAGATGCCCTCGTAATGCTGGGACTTATGAGAGGACAGGTAAAACAAAAAGACAATTCAAACGCAATGGGGTATTTGCTTTCATACGCGATTTTTGCAATGAATATTATGGTCATTTGGAGATAACAACATGACAATTTATGATCCAATATTTGGTATTTACTTTCTTCCTCCAATTTTGAGCGTGGTAGAAAGAATACATATAACAAAATCAAAGGAACCGGACAGTGCCGGAGATTTGCTTAATCTGGACAGTGACGCCGAGCACCAGAGCGAGAAATCGGAGCACCCGGTATAGCTTAAGCCCGCAAATGATAATTCTCTGCTGAATAATTGATCTATCGGCGTTAGGCTTTGAATTACGTTTGCGGACGAATGAAACATTGGGCTATTGCCAAGTGGTAATGCACAGGATTTTGATTCCTGTATTCCCGGGTTCGAATCCCGGTAGCCTAATTGGTTGCATGTTGACGTTCCATGTAACCACGTATGTTTTTCATATGTACTTGAACCCTTGGTTGAGTGATTCAAGCATTTGGGTTCCTCCTTTCGCCACTAGGACGATTCTGTTAAGGACGGTGCGAGACCGTCCGGTGGTATTCTATCATGCATCTATCCCACGGTGCATGAGCCATGAAATTAGGTGGTGGCGGAATAGGTAGACGCGCAGATGGAAGAGACAGGACAAAGATTAAAAACTCATGGTTGAAGTCCTATGGGTTCGATTCCCTCCAATGTGAACAGTGCACGGTTTATGTGAGGTTCAAATCCTCACCCACCTACTCGGTCAAATTATGCTGTCTGCTTGCAGGCGGTCTATGTTTTGGCTGAAATACGATGCTTGTCTATTGCTCTGCAATAATTTAATTCGGAGTAGAACCATGCAAATAGGCTTGCATGGTAACATTGAGTTGCCGGTGAAATGCTGTAAACCGGATAGTGCAAGGCATAGCACGATAAACATTATTGCTAACCGTCTGATGGCGGTTATGGGGATTTAATTCAGTGGCAGAAGACACGGCTTATATCCGGGTTGTCGCGGGTTCGATTCCTGTAATCCCCACAGGTGATGTTGCCAGTACACCCCTAGTGTGTTTATTACAGAAATGCAGGTGCTAATCAATATACCGGTTAAACTTAGCACAGGTAACTGGATTGAGCGGTTGTCATTCAAAAGATGGCGGTAACCGCTGACTAAAAGAACCTTGCACTTAGTGTAGTGTGGAGCAAGGAAAAACGGAAACTACACGACATGGCTTGTTAGCTGAGATGGATTAGCGACAGACTGAAAATCTGTATAGGGCGGCTCGATACCGCCACAAGCCATTGAGCGGTGTTAGTAGCACCGTGCCATTCTGAAGCGCAAGGAATGGTTCGGGTAGGGAACTTCCATGCCCGGCGCGTGCAGATATAATCCTAACTGGTAAGGAAACTGTTTGCTAAACAGTCAGTAGCCGGAAACGGTGTTTCGGTTCGAGTCCGAATATCTGCGTTTATCTTTATCTCCACTTAGTCGGGTGCTACTGCAATAGTTCTGGTCAATGGGGACTTATGGATGGTAGCGGCATAATTGGTAACAGAAAACCCTTCCGTGATTAGAAATTGCAGATTTGAAAGCGGTTGGCATGGTTTGATCTGACAGGGTTCGATTCCCTGTGCCGCTATTCGATGGTTGATATTTACGCAAAATGGGGTGCGAGTATGATAAAAACATTGTGGAATGTTTATATCAAACGAAAGATACGGAATCTCACGAGGATTCCGATTTTTGCTATGATTGAGGTGTAATATGAAAGATTGCTCAATTTGTAAATATTGTGATGAAGATTTTGTTTTTGATGAAGAAACTGGAGAAGAATATCCGTTTTATGGATGCAAAAAAGGGAATGATACATCACTTGATTATAAGTGTAAAGACTTTGAACAATACAAACCGAAAAAATATAAAGAGAAAAATACCGAATGCGATATATGTGAATACAGAGAAAAATGTGCAAAATATAGTTCTGGGATAGACTGTACAACCTACAGAGATACAAAAACACATATTATTTATCCGCAAGACAAATGTATTAAAAGAGCTTATGATTGTACAGATTTTAATAATAGCTTAGAACATAGACATATTGACATAGACCAATGGTTTAGAACTGTTAATATGCCTACAAATGAAAAAATAAAAGCATTTAAAAGGGCAAAAGAACTAGGTGCTGAGATACCTAAAGATATTGAAAACTATTTCAAAGAATATGGTATTGAGGTGTGATATGTGTGATTTTTGCAAAAACATAGCAATGGATAATGACGAATATTATGAAAAAAGATACGCTGGTGGAGATTTTATTTTCAAAGACGAAAATGGATTTGGCGTGTTAATCGACACAGGAGACAGCGGTTGTCTTGGATATATAAAAATCAATTATTGCCCTATGTGCGGTAGAAAGTTGGTATAATATGTGTGAATTTTGCGATGGTAAAAAGAAAATCATTGATTGTAAAGGAAATTTAGTCCTTTTTGGAGCTGAAAATAACATGATTTTCGACAATAGCGATGGAAAAGAGGTTGCAGGAGCCGTAAAAATTAATTTTTGCCCTATCTGCGGCAGAAAGTTGGTTTAGTAATGGCAGAACCTTTAAGTAAATTAGCAGAAAAATGTAAAAGTTGCCCCAAATCTGAAAAATGTGACCATAAAAGAATGGAGTTATGCGCTTTAGCGGATTTGCCACCACAAAATCTTTCAAGTGCTACACAAGGCATTTTGATAGACAATATGTCACCTATATTGAGGGAAGAAATAAAAAGCCCTTTAAGCCCATTTCGGTACAAAGACGAATTAGAAAAAGCACTAAATGATTTGCATTTTGGAAATATGTTTATGAATGGTGCTTAGAAAGTTGGCGGAAGAATGAAACCATTAGAAGAAATATTTTTTAGAGCTTGCGTGAATGAACAGAAAAGAAAATTGCATTCAAGCAATCGAGAATTGAGCATAAGAACTATTGGAAATATTTTTGAAAGGCTTGGATTTTCGTACAAGCAGTTAATGTATTATGTCAGAAAGTGGTCTGACAGGGGATTTTATGATTACGGAGTAACACTTGACTTGGGATGGTTTGAATTTGGCAAGCTGACCGGAGAATATAAACGGATTTATGATTCTATGACAAGTACGGACGGATGGAAAGATGGGGAGTTAGCAAATTATATTGTTAGCAATTCTTTTAATCGAAAGAGAATAACACCACTTGATATTCTGTATATGTACGGATTGGTTTGAAAGGCGGTGGAATATGTGTGATTACTATGGCAATGAATCGAAACAAATAATTGATGATAGAGAGAAGGATTCTATTTTGTACATTTCCGATTCAGAAAAAGACATGAGAATTTTTCTTGAATATCTAAAAAAGAAAATGGATAACAACGGAAAAGAATGTTTCTTAGATGGAGAACATGATATTTTAAAAACAGAAAATTACAATGTTGTCTGTAAAAGTATTCATGGTACTCTACTTGGAGTCGGATATGGGTATTGTCTACATTACTGTTTTTCGAGAAATTTTGATAAGAGTAAGTGCAACGATATGGAAAAATGCTCGACGGAAGAAATTCTTGCGCACACAAGAGAGGGTGCAAAAGAAATATCGGAACTTGATATTTTATGCATGCTAGGGTTAGTTTGAAAGTTGGTGAAATGATGAAGCAGGAAAAAGAAATTTTATGCACATGTATTAATCATGAAAATTGTCCATTAGACCCGGTTAGTTGCGGATGTTCAATAGAAACTACGACTTTTGAAGATGCTTGTATGGGTAAAAGAACATTCATTCCGGGAATCGAATGTGATAAGTGAGGGATTTATATGAAACATCAAAAAGAATGGTGTACTTGTGATCGTTGTGGTGCGGAAATTAAAAAAGGAATACTGTGCGGAAATTCCATTACAAGGAATGGCACTTTAAATACCACATACGACTTGTGCTATAAATGTATGGAAGATTTTGAGGAGTTTATGAGAAATGACCGTTAATATGGGAACCCAAACCTATGAAATGAGCCACAAGCAGGCAAAAGCTATCCTCGGAACGGCTAAGAAACTTGCAAATTGCAATATATACGGAATTGAAAAAGGCAATGTGGTGATTATGCTGAATGAAAAGTATGAGGACGATATGAGCCTTAAGAAAGCCGTAGAGGAGTATAAAAAGAAAGGGTTTAAGGTGCATTGGAAATGAAGAAAACATGTTCAAAAATTATAATCAAACAATTCAGACCAAGAAAATAATCTTTAAATAATTTCCAAAACACTAAGAGGTGCGTACAATATTGGTGTGCTAAGAATAGCTTTTACTACTGACTACGCATATTCCCGGCTAACAAATGGAGTTAGTCGCTACCCTAAAACAGTTATAGGCAGAGGTCAAGGCACTTCTGCTTTTGCGGAGGTGCTTTTTATTTGGCTTCAAAGCAGTTAATCAATGCAGTAAATGGATATGAAAACTACATACAGAGAAAAGGCGTTGATGAACAGGTAATAGATGCCCTTTTGAAAGCGTGCAATGTGGCAATTCGGACGGAAAAAGATGTTGACTACGGATTGACTATAACCGAAAGAACAAAGGCTTTAATCAACGAATTTACGCAGAAAAACGCGGGTGGTAGCATATGGGAACTTGAACGATATGCGCAGGATCACGACATTAAAGGCGGATACAAACTTGTGGATCAGTTCTATGAAGTCTTGCGGTTAGAGAGCTTTTATCGTTTCGAGAGCTTCATCTACTTTATGGAGCGCAAAAGAAATTGGAGTAAACGGTTTTATTATCCACGCCGCAAGACACTGAATATAGTCGCCCAAGATCTTGAAGATTTGGAAAACCGGAAGATTAAATTTTACGGATTGTCAATGCCATCGCGTGTCGGTAAATCGACTATCTGTATTTTCTTTCTTGCGTGGGTAGCTTTGCGAAGACCAAATAGCCATAGTGCTATGGGTGGTCACTCTGGTATTTTGGCAAAAGGATTTTACAAAGAACTGATGAATCTTTTTACCACGGAAGAATATACCTTTGCGGAACTTTTTGCTTATTGGCATCCGGAATACGCAAACGCATCAATTCCGACAGACAAGAGTGCTGATGAATTTACGATTACACTTGGAGATCCGGACAGATTCGCAACCGTAACGTGCCGTGGTATTGATGGAACATGGACAGGAGCGGTCGATGTTTCAAAAGATGGATATTTATATGTCGATGACTTGGTTCGTGATCGAGAGCATTCATTAAGCCCTACTCGAATGGAAAACACATACCAAGAGTACCTAAACAAGATGGTTGACCGTAAAAATGACGGTGCAAGGGAATTGATGGTTGGTACCCTTTGGAATGTTTTAGATCCATTGGAGCGCATGAGAAAGCAATATGAGCATGACCCACAATACCGATTCCGTAAGATTCCGGCACTTAATGAAAATGATGAAAGCAATTTCGCGTATGAAATCAACGGATTTTCCACGGAATACTATCGGGATATGCGAGATAAGCTTGACAATGCCGAATGGATGGCTAAGTTTATGCAGCAACCATATGTCCGCGAAGGATTGCTTTATACGGATTTGAGACTATTTAACGGAATCCTACCGGACGGAGATTTCCGACGCATCGGAGTTGTGGATGTTGCCTGGGGCGGCGGCGATAGCTTGTCAATGCCGATTGGGGCAGAATATGAAAACGGTGATGTTTATATTTACGATTGGGTATTCAACAAAGGCCCGAAAGAGGTAACAATCCCTCTTGTTGTTGGACGAATTATCGGGAATGAGATTAGGCAGACAAGATTTGAGGGAAATACCGGAGGAGATCTGTATTGCCAATATGTAGATGAAAAGTTGCAGGAACAGGACTATAAATGCTCATGTACAAGTAGAAAAGCACCAAACAAGGTTGAGAAGTTATCGAAGATCATAGCATATTCCGGTGATGTTAAGAGAAAATTCATATTTCTTGATATGCACCGACCGACGCAGGAACAAATGAAGAAAGATTCAGATCTTGGAGTAACAAGATATTATAGAAATGACGAATATCAAGCGGCTATGGATGAACTCTCTATGTTTGTAAGTATTGGCGGTAATGAACACGACGATGCAGCAGACGGTTTAACTCAGCTTGAAATGTTTATAGATAACCCAAACAATACAGCAAAGGTAGAAGCAGCAGTAAACCCATTTAGGAGGTATTAGGATATGACAACGGACAAATATCTTTCACAAATAAATAGATGTGATCATGTTATCAAAAACAAAATGTCTGAAATTCAAAAACTTTCCAATATGGCAACTTCCATTTCCGTATCTCCCAAAGAGGTTGATGTGCAATCATCCGGCAATTCCGACAAAATGGGAAGTGCTGTTGCTAAAATTGCAGACCTACAGAACGAGATAAAAGAACTTGTGTGCGAATTTGTGGATAAACGCCGGGTTATTATCGGGCAGATTGACAGTATGGAAAATACAGATGTGTATATTGTCCTGTATGCGCACTATGTTGATAATAAGGACTGGAATTTAATTTCTGTAGAAATGGGATATTCCTACAGAAATATCATGAACCTCCGAAAGAAGGCTATTCGGGAGTTTGAGAAGAAATTCGGCGGGATTTATCTTGGAAAGAGTGCATAAAAGTGCACAATAGTTCACACTCTTTCACAACATTTCCAAAAACTTGCATGGTATAATAAAAGAGTAGAAAAGCAAAATCCTACAACCCCAAAAGCATATAACCCGTAAAAGACACTGTCAGAAATGGCGGTGTTTTTTATTTACAAGAAAGAGACTTCTATGGAAAAAGTAACTATATATTGCCCGGATTGCGGAAGAATTGCCGGACATTATGATGGGAGATCTACGATAGATCATCCGTGTAAATGTAAAAAATGCAATCATATTGTGATTTATCGCGTGGCAACAGGCAAAATTGAAACAAAGCCAATACAAAAACGCGCTTGCAGTAGTGGAGTTTTATTTATATGAAGAACACACAGTATTTTCATGACCTTGTAAAAGGCAGATATGGAAGAAAAATTGCATATGCTAACGTAGAACAGATTACGGCAGACAATATCGTAAATGTTATCGGAAACTGCATTGGTGCATTTTATTTCAACAAGACGATCATCCGTTATCTGTGGAACTATTACAAGGGCGATCAGCCTGTATTGTACCGAACAAAGGTGCAAAATGCGGATATAACCAATAAGGTATCTGAAAACCATGCCTATGAGATCGTTCAATTCAAGGTTGGTCAGACTTACGGTGAGCCAATTCAGCTTATCAGCAGGAAAGATGATGACCGTATAAACAATGCGGTTGATGAATTTAACGACTATCTGACCGATGCTAATAAGCAGGAAAAGGACATTAAGGCAGGAGAATGGCAATCAGCAACCGGGACGTCATTTAAGGCGGTACAGATTACAAAAAATGGAGATATACCATTCAGAATCGTTGCACCAACACCAATGAATACGTTTGTTATCTACAGCCGTTCCACAGAAGAACCACTTTTAGCAATCCAAGAGCTTAAGGATGCCGATGGACAGATGTATAAACTCTGCTACACGGACTCTTACGAATGCAAGATTGTAAATGGAGAGGTTCGAGATTGGAAACTGCATGGCTTTGGCGGAATCCCGATTGTTGAGTTCCCGAACAACCATGAGCGCATTTCTGATATTGAGCTTGTGATCGGACTATTGGATGCAATCAATACAATGCAGTCAAACCGAATGGATGGCGTTGAGCAGTTTGTTCAGTTTTGGATAAAGTTTGTAAATTGCGACATTGACCCGGAAACCTTTGAAAAAATGAAGATTTCCCATGCGCTGACGGTAAAATCCAACAATGAACAGAATAAATCAGATGTTGACATTATGACACAAGAGCTGAATCAGACAGAGTGCCAGGTTGCAAAGGATGATTTGTGGGAAAACACCTTATCTATTTTAGCGATTCCACAACAGAATAAAGGATCTGACGGAGGCTCTACAATGGGGGCGGTGTCTTTGAGATCTGGATGGGATTTTTCAAAGACTAGGGCAAAATTAAAAGATCCAATAGTTAAAACTTCTGAAAAAAGACTCGCAAAAGTTGTTTTGAATGTGATTCGTATACAGGATCACGATTTGGGATTGAGTTTGCGAGACTTTGATGTTCAGATTAACCATAGCCCACAAGACAATATGTACACCAAGTCGCAGACATTATATCAGCTTTTACAAGCTGGTATTCATCCGCTTGTGGCAATTAAATCTGTCGGGCTTTGGGGAGATGCAGAAAAGACATTCCTGTTGTCAAAGCCATACTTGGACAATCTGTGGAAAACCATTGATGATGTAGAAACACAGGAACAGAAAGCACAAGAATTGATAAATAAAATGAATACAGATGGCACACAGAGCCAGACAAACAAAGATAAGACAGTCACCGAGTAATCGGCGGCTGTTTTTATTTTATAAAAATTCGCAAAGTTGTGAGCGTAAAAATCAACAATGTCGTTCGGTGTCGTTGCACCGTATAAAAATTCGTATGACATATCGGAGGTAATGAATGAAGAGAGAAGATCTGATTGCTATGGGATTAAGCGAGGAAAACGCAGACAAGATCATGGCAGATTACGGAAGTTCCGTACAGAGAGCCAAAGCAAAGGTTGACGAGTACAAGACAAAGGCTGACAAAGCTGAAGAGTTGCAGAAGCAGCTCGATGATATCGAACAGGGAAAGCTCACGGAAGTAGAGCAGGCAAATAAGAACCTCGAAAAAGCCAATGCGAGAATCGCGGAACTTGAAAAAGCGCAGGCAATAGCCACGCAGAGAGCCGATGCCGCATCTAAATTTAATGTTACCGCAGAGCAGGCAGCGCAAATTGTAAAAGACGATGGCAGCTTTGATTATGACGTTCTTGGAAAGATTATCTCTGAAAAAGAGACCGCCGCAGCACAAGCCAAGGAGCAGGAGATTGCAAAAGGCAGTACGAATCCGGGAGGTGGCACGGCTGGCGGCGATAAAGCCGGTACAGATAATAAGACAAATGCTGAAAAGATAGCAGAAAGCCTTATATCTAACGCACCTAAGAACAATGACGTTTTATCACATTACATTCAGCAATAACAGGAGGTAAGAAATGGCAAAGGAAATGAATATGCAGTATGAAAAGACTTTATACGCAGGAGATGTTCAGATTTTAAAGAGAGAGCCTAATGAAGCAATCCCATTAACACTTGATTTTGATGGCGTGACAACTAAAAACGCACAGGGCAAGAAGATTGTCAAAGCAGGTACTCCAATCGGAGCAAATGGCAAGGCTGACAATACGGCTACGGTAGTGGGTATTTTGAGATTTGATGTAACAGAGGACAGGCCACAAGGAGTGCTGCTTAAGAAAGCATATCTTAACACGAAAGTAGCAGAAGCGCATTCCGGCGTTACATATGACGCAGAAGTTAAGACAGCTCTTCCAATGATTGTATTTGAATAATAACAGGAGGTAAATAGATGTTAATTAATGAAGTATTAGACAGTAAGTCTATCGCATTATCGGCAACAGAAAACGCTAGTAATCAGATACCTTATCTTGGTTTACAGTGGTTTCCAGAAAGAAAGAAGCAGGGACTTGATTTAAGTTGGATTAAGACACACAAGGGTTTGCCGGTTTCACTTGCGCCATCTAATTTTGACACAATCCCAACTCTTAGAGCTAGAGGCGGATTAAGTAAGGAAAAAACACAGATGGCATTTTTCCGCGAGGGAATGACAGTTGGTGAAGAGGAAATGCTTGAAATCGAGCGTATTCAATCAGAAGACGACCCTTACCTTGCAAGTGCTTTATCAAGTGTATATGACGACACTAACAACCTCGTAAGCGGCGCAGAAGTTGTACCGGAGCGCATGAGAATGTCACTTCTTTCTACAAATGCAGGTCATCCGGTAATTGCTATTGTAAGTGATGGCGTTCAGTACGCTTATGATTACGATAAGGATGGCTCATACGCAAAAGACCATTACGCAAAGTTATCCGGCACAAGCATGTGGAGCGATACAGCTAATTCAAAGCCACTTACAGACCTTAACAATGCAAGAAAGAAGTTACAGAAGCAGGGTAAGATTGCTAGATACGCACTTATGAACAGCAATACATTCCAATATCTGCTTGACAATGCACAAATAAGAAACTCAATTCTTGCACAGAACCTTACAGCAACTATTGAGGTTGACGATGATACTGTTATTTCGGTGGTACAGAAGAGGGCGAAGCTCACTATCGTACTTTACGATAAGATGTACATTGATGATGATGGCAAAGAGCAGTACTTCTACCCGGATAACAAGGTTACACTTCTTCCAGAAGGCAGCCTTGGAAGCACTTGGTTTGGCACTACACCGGAAGAAAGAACTGCAAGACAGGTAGCTGATGTTGATGTAACAACATATGGTGTAGGTATTACAGTCGCTACAAAGACAGAGTATGGACCACCTATGAAGATGTCAACATTCGCATCCGAGGTTGTACTTCCATCATACGAGAATATGGATAGCACATTCGTATATGAGGTTCATAGCGAAGAGTAGGGGGTGCAACTATGAAATATCCATATATAGTGATTCATAATGGTAAATGGTATAACGCAGGAGAAGAGGTGCCGGAGAGTAATCCTCCGGCATCTTCCGTTGGGTATACAAAGACCGAAATCAACAGAATGAGTACCGCAGACTTGCAAAAACTTGCCACGGAGCAGGGGATTGAAAACGCACAAGCGACAAGCGGTGCGGAACTGAAAGAAATTCTGATTGCAAAATTTAATCTGTAGGAGATCGCTTATGTCATACACACTTGTCGAACAAGTAAAAATTCGTTTAAAACAATTTCATATAGAAGAGGTAGAGGACGAAACAGCCGGGGAAAAGTCCGATAAAGTTGTGTTTGATGAAAAAGAATGTAACCCTTTGATTGAACAGCTTTTAGAGCAGGCAAGAAAAGAGATTATAAGCAGACGGAACTATCCGGACACATACACGCAAGACCAGATTGACAGTGATGTTAAGAACTATGAAAACATTATGGTCAATTTGGCAGTGTACGACCGGTCGCAGGCAGGAGAAGCATACATGGCAAGTCTTTCCGAAAACGGTGTGAGCCGGACATGGAAAGACCGTGAAAGCCTTTTTGTTGGAGTGTTTCCGTTTGTAAAAGCAATGTAATTAAAGAAGATTGAGCGTGACCATATTGCCGATGTCGGTAAAATGGTTGCAGGCGGTGCACATTAAGCGGTGGTGGGCGGTGCGCCAATAAAGGAGATTCAAATGAAAAGTATTTTGATTCAAACTTATCTTGTGGCACTTCCGATAGTGCTTGGATATATAGTTTGGCTTCTTAAACAACAAAAGAAAAGCAGGGATGCGAACAGTAAAGGAACAATGCTCCTTTTGCGCGTCCAACTTATTGAATACCATGCAAAGTACACCAGAATCGGAGAAATACCATCATATGCCTATCAAAACTTCTGTGAGATGTATGATGCGTACCATGCGTTAGGTGGAAACGGCATGGTTACGAAAATGAAACATGAGATTGAAGAGATTCATATAGGGAAAGGAGATAAAAGCCATGAGGAATTGGAAGGATTGGACTAAGAAAGCCGGAATCCGAGCAATCAAGACTGTTGCGCAGGCGGCGATTGCCGGAATTGGAACGGCGGCATTTATGGGCGCGGTGGATTGGAAATATGTTCTTTCTGCATCAGTCCTTGCCGGAGTGTTATCACTTCTGACAAGTGTTGCCGGAATCCCAGAGGAAAACACCAATGCTTGACATTAACAAGCAGGAAATGAAGTATTCACAATCCGGTCAGAGGGTATTTATCCCACAAACTGACGAAAATGGAGATATTGTCTATGAAGGGTACAAGGATTCCGATGGGAACTTTGTACCTTATTTAGATTCCGAAGGCAACAAGATTCCAAAAGGCGAGGAAATTGAAGGGTTTTCAGAACCTACGACATTCAAAGCCAATATCAGCAATAAGTTGTCAGAAGCCCTTGTGAAAGAATTCGGAATTGATGATAGTACATCATACTGTCAGCTTGTCACGGATAAAGGATATTTGCCACTGAAAGCCGGTGATGTGGTGTGGAAACGTTCGGAAGTCAAACGCACTGATGATGGACTTGTGGATTCAGAAACCGCAGATTACATCGTAAAAGGCGTTGCCGATGAAGGACTGACCACGGATTTGTTTCTTCTTCGGAAGAATATTAAGTAGGTAATCACATGGCAAAGAAAACTATTTCAATGACACTATCCACTAAATCCATACAAGCCGCCATAAAGGAATTAGAAAAGTACCGCGATAGTTTACAGGCTAAATGCGATTCAATTGTTTCTAGGCTTGCACAGATAGGTCAGACGGTGGCAATACAACACATATCGGAATCACCATTAGGAAACACGATAACGGTAAGGGTAGATAAAGCACCGCAGTTAATGACCTCGAACGCGATTCTCATTGCGACCGGAAAAACGGTAACGGCAGAAGATAGAGAACCATTCTATACTTTGTTGGCGGTAGAGTTTGGAGCCGGTATTTTTTATAATTCCGCGGAGAACCCCAAAGCACCGGAACTTGGATTCGGTGTCGGCACTTATCCTGGGCAAATACACGCTTTTGAAGATGGTTGGTACTATTGGGATGATAAGACCGAAACATGGCGTTATACCCACGGTATCAAAGCCACAATGCCTATGTATAATGCGGAACAACAGATTATTCAACAGTATGTAAAGATTGCAAGGGAGGTATTCGGTGGAAAATGAGTTAAACAGTTGGGCACTTGATTTTGAAGATACCTTATGTTCCCTTTTGAAATCGTACATGGAAAGCAAGGTAAAAGGAATTAAAGTGACGCAAGATGAAGAATCGGGCGGTACCGCAACGTTTCCGACACTTTTAGTTAGGCAAATCGGTGGCACAGAAGCCGGACGAACCAATGAAGCAAAGACAATCAATGCAATTCGCCCAACATTTCAGATCACAATTACAAACAAAGGTTCAAGAAAAGCAACTAAGGACATCGCAGCATATGCGGTGTCTTTTTTTAAACAACAAATGTTTGAGGTATCAAATGTAATTCAAACAATTTCCAAGCAAGTGCGAACGGTTACATTCCGTGCAACTCGCGTAATTGGAAACGTTGAGCATTTAGATCAGCTATAAGCAGAAAGGAAGTAGAAAATATGGCATCAACAAGTTATAGAACTCGTGTCATTGTAAAAGAGCACACGGACAAACAGGCTGACTTTGCAGGAACATACAATCTTTTGGTTGCGGCTAAGTCAGTTCCAAGTCCTGCATCACCACCAAACACTGTTGAGTCAACCACAATGGAAGATGATCAGCAGACTTTTGAAAAAGGAATTAAGACTTCTGATTCAAGAGAAATCACAGGAAACCTTGAAAAAGAATATCTTTCAAAGGTGGATGGATATGGAGATAAAAAACTTGATATTATCCATCTGTACGGAACGGACGGTATTGGCGGTGTAGCAAAGTACGCATATGTAGGAACTGCAACAGCCACACCTAACGATGTAGATGGAAACGATGAAATCCTTGAAATGACGGTAACAGTTATTCCAAGTACAGCATCAGAGCTTGTTACAGATAAGCTGACTGTCGTTGATAACAACGATGGAACATTCACCGTAACAGTGGTGGGGTAAAAAGTCTATCGGACGAGCAATCGACCGCACCGGTAGGCGAGGATGAACGGTCGATCGCAGAACTTGAAGCAATGAGATAAGCAACAATGGGGCAGTGGCAACACTGCCCCTTGCCAATATAGGGCAGAAAGGCAAGGTAAAGTATGAAAGTAAATTTAGGAAATAGCGAATATTCAATCAAATTTGGTTTTAAGCCAACATTAAAGTCACATCTTATCAAAGATGTATCAGAGTCGGTAAGCGAGCAGGACGGAAGTTTAGAATCCGTAGAGAAACTGTTACTTGAAACACTTCCTAAGATGCTTCTTGTAGGACTGCAAGTAAACCATAAGGACGAGTTTGGATATGACTACGATACAAACGAGAAATACGATGAGCAGTTTAATAAGGTGCTTAATCTGCTTTCTGAAAAAATTGACGATGGTGAGATTGACTGTATTGAGTTGTTCAACGAATTAGAGAATGAGTTGGAGTCAAACAGTTTTTTAGCGAAAATGATGGAGACGGAGAAGAAGAATCGAACACCGGCAAAGAAAACTCCATCCAAGACAGCCAACAAGAACTAACATGGGAATATTACGTTGCGGAAATCCGTCCGTTTTACCTTATGGTAACGAAAGGCTACGGATTTTCCGTTGATGATATAGATATGATGAATCCAGAGTTGCTTAAGCCTTATGTGGATGCATATAAGGCAGAATGGAAGCAACGCGATATGGAAATGTATATGTGGTTCGGCAGATATGCAACGTCAGCGCTTGTGACAGCAATAGACGCGACATTCGGCAAGGGTAATAGCAAGTACGTGAAAGAAACTTGGTATGATTCCATCGAAAAGCATAATACGGACGATCCCGATGCAGAGATACGAGAAATGCTTAAGGCAGAAGAAGCATGGGCGGCTGAATCAAGGAAATCACATTTACCAAAGCCAAAGATAGTTTAAGAAAAGAGGTATTGCTATGGCAGTAATTATCGGAAGTGCGAGACACGATGAACACGGAAATTGCTATTCTGGTGGAAAAGCCGGAGACCAGACCGGACAGGAAGTGTCTACGCAGAAGTTTTACAACCATTCTAAGGGATGGTACGTGCTAAGGGCGAAGGACGATAGGGTTGCGGAGAAGTTAGCTGAAGCTATGAAGATTGCGTGCGGAAACAAAAATATCGGTTATGACCAATCGGAACGCTATGGAGTCATTAAGCATGGCATTAACACAAAGGTCAAGACGGAATGCGATTGTTCTTCCCTTGTGCGTGCCTGTATTATCTATGCATCCGGCAAGGATGTGGGAGATTTCAATACATCAAATGAACGGTCGGTAATTTTAAAATCCGGTTTGTTTGATGATATGGGTTCTTATCATGCCGGTTTTATTCTTCGCAACGGAGATATTCTTGTGACACGCATAAAAGGGCACACAGTTATTGTTGTAAAAGGTGCAAAGAAATGCAAAGCCAAGTATTATCCGAAGTATACCGGAAATTCCGGTTCAATAGTCGAAGCATTAAAAGCGGTTGGGGAAGATGATGTATCGAAAGAACATCGCGCGGAAATCGCAAAAAAGAACGGATTTTCCAATTTTAAGTTTACATCAGAGGAAAATTCAAAAATGCTTTCTCTTCTGAAAAAGGGAAAACTAAAAAAGTAATTCAAGGGCGGTAAGGGTCAAATCTTGCCGTCTTTTTCTAAAACTAAATAAAGGAGGTGTAACTGTTGGAATTAGAAACCTTAGAGGTCAAGATTCAAGCGCAGGCAAGACAGGCTAATGGTCAGATCGACGCACTGATAACAAGGTTAGGAAAACTATCTTCATCCTTGCAAAGCATAGATTCTAGCGGAATTAACCGGTTATCAACCGGAGTAAACCGATTGTCAAACTCAATGAGTGCCATGCGCAGTGTTGATTCAAGGTCATTCTCGACTCTTGCAAGAAACATTAAAACGCTTAGTAGCATTGACACAGGAAAGATAAATGCAGCAGCCGGAGCAATGCGACAGATTTCAAAGTCTGTAAGCTCATTTTCCGGCATGTCAAAATCGGTGCAGGGATTGGCAGAATTAGCCGGAGGAATCAAACAGCTTGGTTATACAAGCTCAACAAAGGCTATCGAGAATATACCAAAACTTGCGGTTGCAATGCGTCAGCTTATGTCCGAACTGTCGAAAGCCCCTAGTGTAAGCCGGAATATTATTGACATGACAAATGCATTGGCAAAATTATCACGTACCGGTGGAGCGGCAGGAACAGCGGCAAGAAGCATCACAAGCTCATTTAGTGGTTTTACTTCCGGTGCTTCCACGGCAACCAAGAAGTCATTTTCTCTTGCGTCTGCAATAGGAAAGTTGTATGCATCGTATTTCTTATTATTCCGGGGATTTGGAAAAATAAAGGATGCAATCGACATAGCTTCAAGTCTGACAGAGGTTGAGAACGTTGTAAGGCAGACATTCGGGCAGTATGAAAGTCTAATTAACAATTTTGCAAAAACATCAATTGAAAAATTCGGTATGTCTGAATTGTCTGCGAAACAGTTCGCAAGCCGTTTCCAAGCAATGGGAACCGCCCTTGATATTCCGCAAGGGCAGATGGCAAAAATGTCTATCCGGTTGACAGAATTAGCCGGAGATATGGCATCATTCTACGATGTGAGCCAAGAAGATATTGCCAAGAGTTTGCAATCTGTATTTTCCGGTACTACGGCACCTATGCGGCGTTATGGTATCGACTTGACACAGGCAACATTAAAGGAATGGGCATTAAAGCAAGGACTTGATGCGAACATTTCCTCAATGACGCAGGCTCAAAAAGCCATGTTGCGTTATCAGTATGTGCTTGCGCATACAACCAATATTACCGGAGACTTTGCCAGAACAGCCGATAAACGAAACTTTTGTTTCATGTGTCGCGCGGCATAGCAATATGTCGATGAAAAATCGGGTAAAATCGGTGAAGGCTAAGTTGACTTAGCACGAACATTTTTGTATAATATGTTTGAGGTGATTTAATGCGAACATATTATATCTACAAAGCAACAAATAAAATAAACGGAAAATCTTATGTCGGTCAAACTTGTGATTTTCATAGCAGAGTGTGGCAACATCAAAGGTGCTACGAAAAAGAAGATTGCGACTTTCATAGAGCAATTAAAGAATTCGGGTTTGACAACTTCTCATGGGAAATCATCGAAACGTGTGAAAGCGAAGATGGAGCCTGTGAGTTGGAAAAGTATTACATTGAAAAATTTAACACCTATCGAGATGGCTATAATATGACCAAAGGTGGGAAAGGCGCGCCGTATCATAACGCCAGGGCAGTTGTTTTGCTGACGCTTGACGGACGGTACATTAAGCGTTATGATAGTGCAATGGATGCAGAAATTGACGGATTTAATAATACGGATGTTCTGCTTAATTGTAAAGGAAAAAGGCGGCAGACAAAGGGCTATATGTTCATGTTTGAGGATGAGTATGAATCAAACGGAGCGAAAACCTATAGAAAGCCGGAACCTAACGGAATGAGAAGCATTATTCAATGTGATATGGAAGGAAATTTTATACAGAAATTTAAAAGTTTGCAGGAGGCGGCTAGGATTACCGGAGCAAATAGAACAACTATTTCCGGTGTGCTTTCAAATACCTATAAGTCGGCAAATGGATATATTTTTGTATACGAAGAAGATTTTCCAATAAAAGATTTGAGCATCTATAAAAAGCGCAAAAAAGGAAGAAAAATTGCGCAAGTGGATGCGAAAACCAGAGAGATTATAAGAGTGTTCGATAGAATATCCGAAGCAGGGGAATCTCTTGGAGTTAATTACAAAGCAATACATAATGTAATTGACCAAGAGGGGCGAACTGCTTATGGTTATAAGTGGATAAGTCAATAAGCTAATACCGAGATAAGGCTATAAAATAAAAGTTATAGCACATTGTAGAGCGTAGGGATTGAACCTATGCTCTTTTCTTATGGAAAGAGTGTAGAATATAATATCCCCAAGAGTATCCGACAGCCACAATGCTGTGGTTGAAAATGTACGCCGAACTTATGGGAAACCATAAGAAGTAGAGGATAAAAAGCCTTTACGATAACATATTGACATGGCATAACCAGATAACCATGCTTAAAGAGAACTTCAAAGCACTTGGAGCGGTCGTTGGTGGTGGTTTAATCAATGCATTTAAGCCATTTATCAAGGTACTTAACGCAGTTCTGCAGAAGGTGATTTCTTTTGCGGAAATGGTCACAAATGCTTTAGGTTCTATCTTTGGATGGAAATATGAAGCAAGCAAAGGGGCAGGAATCAGCGGTCTTGCTGATGATATTGGAAGCGCGTCTGACGGCATGGACGATTTAAGTAATGCCGCAGGAAGCGCAGGAAAAAACACAGGTGGTATCGCAAAAAATGCCAAGAAAGCAAAAAAGGAAATCCAACAGGCAACTCGTGCATTTGATGAATTAAAGGTTATTTCAAAACAGAGTAAAGATAACACTTCCGGTTCTGGAAGCGGTGGAAGCGGTGGCGGTTCTGGCTCTGGCGGCTCTGGCGGTGGAGATACCGGAAAGTTGGTTCAGACCGACACCATTTTTAAGAAATTCAAAAGCGACATCAAAGACCTTGAAGGACTCGGAGAATCTATCAGAGATGCCCTTGTAATAGCCGTTGGTGGCATTGAATGGGATAAAATATATGCTAAAGCTTCCGGCTTCGGAACAGGACTCGCATCGTTTCTAAACGGTTTGTTTTCCGAGGATAAAAAGGGAAATAGCGTATTTACTGCAACCGCTGATGTAATCGCAGGAGCTTTGAATACTGCAATATTCGCATCAAAGGGATTTACGGATAAATTTAAGTTTGAAACATTTGGTAGAAATTTGGCGCATGGTTTTAATCGTTTCTTCAAAAAGTTTAAATGGAAACAGTGTGCAGAAGCTATCAACGGATGGGTTGATGGCTTTTGGAAGTTTGTCCGAGGATTCTTTGATGATTTAAGTTGGAAAGATATTTTCAATGGTCTAAAAACTTTTCTCACGAATTTATCGCCGACTACCATAGCAACGATAATTGGGGCGAGAGCATTTAGCAGACTTGGAAAAAACTTCTATAAGTTAATAAAGAGTGCTATAACAAAGGATCTTGATAAGAAATTAAGTAAAGCGATAACAAAAAAACTAAGTTTGGTAAAGTTGGGAGGTGGAATAGCCGGAACCCTTGCAACAGGTTTCGTAATTGCAGCCACAATTACAGTCGCAGTGCAGTTTTCTAAGGACTTTAAGGAATGGATAGACAATATTAAAAAATACGGATGGAACAGTGGACGTAAAAAAACTGCTAGAGATAATCCGGCAAATCCATATAAAAGCGGAAGGGCTGTCTCTATTGAGGATAGAAAAAATGCCGCTCGTGAAAATAAAGCAAATCCGTATGATAAAAATAGTAACTACTCAAAAAATTTACAAGATATAAGCAGTAAAATATCTGATTGGTGGAGAGATGTTAGGGATAAGGCAAGACGGAATTCAAATGTGAATTTAGCAAACCCATATGATTCGGGTAGTAAGTATTCGGAAAAAACGGGAAAAATAAAAAATGCCGCAAACCCATATGATGCAAACAGTGTAAAATCCAACAAAACGCTTGAATTCCAAGCAAAAATAAAGACAACAGCATCTGAATTATGGAAGAAACTAAAGTCTGATTGGGATAAGATAAAAAATAAATATGCAGATTTTAAAGCTAGGGTAAAAGATAATGCTAAAGAATGGTGGGAGAATACCAAGGAATATTGGTCTAAAAAAGTCGGCAAAGTAAAAGAATTTACTACAGATGTCAAAGACTCTGCTAAAGAATGGTGGAGTAACACTAAAAAATATTGGGGTCAAAAAGTCGGACAGGTTAAGAAATTTACAACTGCAGTCCAGAATGATGCATCTAAGTGGTGGAGTAACACTAAGAAATATTGGGCAGAAAAGGTCGGTAAGGTAAAAGAATTTACTACAGGCGTTAAAAATAAAGCCGGTGAATGGTGGTCTAATGTTAAAAAATGGTGGGAAAGCACTACGGCAGGAAAAGAGGTAAAGAGATTTACTGTAAACGTCAAGAAAGCCGGTGGAACATGGTGGAAAGATGTAAGCAACGAGTGGAAAGAAAAGGTTATCAATGCAGGAAGAACATTGAAAATCGGTATTTCATTTGCCACAAATGCGTTGAAAAACCTGTGGTCTAGTGTATCGACATTCTTTAGCGGAAAAACCGTAAATGTAAAAACGAAAGGTTCTACAACAAAGAAAGCTGATGGCGGCGTATTTTCCGGTGGAAGTTGGAAGCCGATTAAGAAATACGCAGTCGGTGGATTGCCAAATATGGGACAGATGTTCGTTGCAAGAGAAGCGGGACCGGAACTTGTCGGTACGCTTGGCGGTCATACGGCAGTTATGAATAACGATCAGATTGTATCGTCTGTTTCTGCCGGAGTTGCGCAGGCGGTAAAGGAAGTTATTCAGCCACTTGTAAAAACAAGCGTAGGCAACAATCGACCGATTCAGATTTCGCTTGACGGAAAAGTTATCTTTGATAGCACACGACAAAGTGCACAAGAGTATTTTAATCGTACCGGAATGTCACCATTTCCGGTATAGTGACAAATTCCTCTGCTTGTGGTATATTGATATGTATATATTACAAGCAAGGAGGAATTTGATTATGAAACAAAGTGGATGGGGAATTGCATCTTTAGTGTGCGGAATAGCAGGCGTTTTGTTAGCGTGTGTTGCGATAGGCGCAGTTCCGGCAATAATTGGTCTTGTATGCGCAATAATTGCACTTACGCAAAAAGGGAAAGGGCATGGAACTGCAATTGCAGGTCTGATTTGTTCAATAGTTGCGATAATTATTTTCGTTTTCGCATCGCTTATATTTGATGGAGATGATTTAGATAAGCCTAAAAAGGTCGAAAACAGCCAAGATACAGAATCTGTGGATAATGCAACAGAAGCAAGCGAGGAATTTTTTAAAGTAGGCGATTCTGTAGAAACGGAAGATCTGCGTATAACATTTTTGAAAGCTGAACCGTTTAAAAATGAATATGATGAAGCAGCAAAGGGAAATGAGTATTACAAATTTGAGCTTGAATTTGTAAATATATCTGATTCTGACCAATATATTTCTTCGACTGATTTTAATTGTTACGCAGATGGGTATGATTGTGAAATGACATATGCCGATGAAGGAAAAGCTCTCGATGCAACATTGTCTCCAGGAAAGAAAACAAAGGGAATTGTTTGTTTTGAAGTTCCGAAAAATTTTAAAGATATTTCACTCGAATATGAAACTGATTTTTGGGATGAATCAAAAGTTTGTTTCGAAGTGAAAAATAAATGATTACAAACAAGAGTGCATTGTTCACCGGAAAGGGGTTTCATATGAAAAGGTTTAAGAAAATTTTTGCAGTAGCGGCATTATCGCTTTCAATGCTGGCAACAAGCGTAGCAACGCAGAACATTGTTGGAGTACAGGAAACTTTGCAGGCGGCAACGATTAAATTAAGCAGAAAGACTCTTAATTTAAAAATTGGAGAATCCGCAACATTAAAGATAAGCGGAATGAGGAAAACTGCTAAATGGAGTAGTGGCAATAAATATGTTGCTTCTGTAAATAAGTCTGGAAAGGTTCTGGCGGTTGGAGAAGGAACAACGTACGTAAAGGCAAAAATTGCAAAGAAAACGCTTTCTTGCAAAGTTACCGTCACTTCTTCCTTTAATGCGAACCAGATAAAGAAAAACATCTCAATTGAATACCAAGATAGTGGTCATGGAGTTGTTGCTATCTTGAAAAACAACAACAAGGTAAATGTTGATCTGGATGCAAAACTTGTGTACTACAAAAACGGTAAAATGCTGGATAGCAAAAGCGATTGTAACAGAGCTTTTGAATCCGGTAAGGAATGTGTTCTTTATTTTGACGCACCGAGCGATTCTGATTATAACGATGTTTCTTATGATAACTATAAAATGTCGTTGAGTGTTGATGAAGCAACAAATGCTGTTTGTGATGTTCGCAATATAATGGTTCAATCGGACATTGGAGCAGATAATGTTACGGTTGAAGCTACAAACGATTCCGGAAAAGATTTTTCATTTGTGAAAATTTCTTGCTTAATGTATGATGCATCTGGCAACTTGATCAAATATGATTATCATTATGCAGAATGTGAAAAGAATGGAGACACCGATTATTTCTCGTTTAGTTTTCCGTACGATTCAAATTACGATACGATCTATCCGAGCAGTTATAAGATATATGTTGATGAAGCATATACATATACTTGGTTACAGTAAAAATTGAAAGATAAATGATACTTAAGCCGTGGAAACACGGCTTATTTTAATCCAAAATCGGATTGACACAAAATCAAAAATAGTCTATCCTTATTACTAAGGAAACAACCTTATCCGTGAAGAAGCGGATTACTTACTTGAACGCCATACTGTACGAAAGAGGAAACCAATGTGATTTCACAAGTGGCTTCCTCTTTTTTATTCAGATAAAAATGTATGGAGGTAGACACGAATGAAAAAATCACAACTTATGCTTAAGATTCAAAACGGCATTGAGGTATTTGAGAATCCAATATTCGGACAGATCAGAATGGCCATGGTCGATGATGAACCGATGTTTTGCCTTATTGATGTTTGCAGGGCATTGGAAATTAAAAATGCTACAGACGTAGCAAAAAGGCTTGATGAAGATGAACTGACTAGATTAAATCTAGGCGGTCGTGCAGGAGAATCAAATTTCATTACAGAGAGCGGCTTATATGCGGTTATTCTTCGGAGTGATAAACCGAACGCAAAGAAGTTTCGCAAGTGGGTAACATCCGAGGTTCTCCCTACAATCCGTAAAACAGGTGGGTATGTCAATAATGATGAATTATTTATTTCTACTTACCTACCATATGCAGATGAAAACACTAAACTGATATTTTCACAGACATTAAAAACTGTTAGAGAGCAGAACGAAACCATTAAAAGACAGCAGAAAGAAATCATCCATAAGGAAGATGTTATTATCGGACTCGTTGATGATATTGACTTAGCGACTAAGAGACAGCGGATAACGCAGATTGTCCGTTTCGGTGCCGATGGAAAGTATCAAGAACGATATTCGTTGCTTTATGGAGAATTTGAAAGGAAATATCACTGCAACCTTAAATCAAGGATGGAAGGGTGCGCGCTCAAACCGAAAGTAAGAAACAAGATGGATTATATCGACAGGGAAATGGGAATGATTCCGCAGTTGTACGAAATCGCTTGCAAACTTTTTGAAAACGATGTAGAAAAGCTGAAATCTGAATGGGAATCAGTAGTAGCTTAAAATTTAATCAAATGGATAGCATCTACCAAACGGTAGGTGCTATTTTTATACCCATTTTTAGGAGGTAAACGATGGGATATGGCGGATATTTAGTAAAGTTTGGGAATTATACCATACCGAACAGTTTAATAAAGCAGGACACGTTTAGTTCCTATGTGAACATGCAGGACAAAGACCCTTGGACGGATGAAAACGGATATGAGCATCGTGATGCCGTGGAACTGAAAGCCTTAAAGGTTGAGTTTGAAACCAAAGCCATGCTGACCGAAAAGCAGTTTGATGATTTTTGGAAGAATATTGAAAAGAACTATACCAAGGCAAAGGAGCGCGGCGGCTATATCACGGCGTATGTGCCGGAGAAACGCGGGTATGTGACACAGTACGGATATATCGCTGATATTCAGCCTACGTTCTATTCTGTGGCACATGGGAAGATTAAGTACGACGCAATCAAATTTTCGTTTGTAGGTGGTGTATATGATAAATAGTAGTTTGAAAGAAAAGTATTGGGATTCAGCGACAGACAAGCAGATGGTCATATCTGTTGTTGGAACAAACCAGAAGATAGACAATTCGATGCTTGAAATCGGCACGTTTTCGCTTGAAGAAAGTCTTTGTTCGGAATCTGAATTAAAGTTTGGAGCGTGCGAAGCGAATTGTGTAAAATTCACGGCACGAAACACCGCAGGAAACATTATTGGAAAAACAATTTCTATCGAAGAAACGATTGGCGGAGATAGCCAAAATCCGATGCCATACGGAGTTTTTAAGGTTGCATCCGATGTTCCTACGGCTGACCGAACAAAACGGCAGATTACGGCATATGACGCTATGTATGACATTATCAATACAGATGTAAAGTCTTGGTATGCAGGACTTAGCTTTCCAATGACACTTAAGCAGTTCCGTAATAGCTTTTTTGCGTATCTTGGAATTGCGCAAGTAGAAACAAGCCTTGCCAATGATTCCATGACGGTCAATAAGACGATTGTAGCCACACAGACGGACGATTCAAGCGCGGTCACAGAAGAGTCTGCAATCAGCGGCAAAACGGTTGTGACGGCAATATGCGAGATCAATGGATGCTTTGGCAATATCAACCGAGAGGGCAAGTTTGAGTATGTCTTTCTGAAAGAAATCGTAAGCGCACTTTATCCGGCAGAAGATTTGTTTCCGGCAGACAATTTATTTCCGTCTGACGCAAATACAGAGTCCATGACCGGACACTATATCACGTTTGATTACGAGGACTTCCAAAGCAAGGAAATCACACAGCTAGAAATCAAGACAAGCGAAGATAACGCTGGTGCTATTGTTGGAACTGCCGGAAACAACTATTCGATTACAGGAAACTTCCTTGTATCAGACAAGACCGGAGCGGAGCTGGAACAGATTGCAAATAACCTGTTGCCGATTATGGCACAGGCGGCATACACACCGATTAAAAGTTGCACTTGTGTCGGAAATCCATGTCTGACACTTGGCGAACCCATCCGGTTCAATACCACAAGAGAGATTGTTGAAACGTATCTATTGCAACGCACCCTAACCGGAGTGCAGAGCAAGAGAGATTCGATTTCGGCACAGGGCACGCAGACACACTCTGCAAAGGTCAATTCTATCAGAGACACGATTGAAAGCGTGGAAAGACGTACCGGAAAGTTAGAGAGGAACGCAGACCATCTTCAATCCACTTATGAGGATTTAGAGGAACAGACAAATACCAAGTTTGAGCAGACCGCAAAAAGCATTGTCGCAGAAGTCAATCGTGCGCAAAAGGCAGAGGGTGCATTGGACGCGTCCTTGGAATTAAAGTTAGGCAGAGATGAGAACGATCAAGTTATTTCGATGATCAATGCAAGCGCTGACCAGATTATGCTTCGTGGAAACAGGCTCATAATTGAAAGTAATAACTTCCAGCTTGACGGGAATGGACGAGTGTCAATTATTGATTCTCTGAATTTTATTGCAACGTCTCTTGGCGATGACATTGTAATTATTGGACTCGATGCAAGAGGAAGGCCAATGCTGCAAAACATACGCATTGACCTAAACTCTGTAACAGATCAAAATGGGGAAGCCATAGGGGATCATGCAAGTACGGCTGATCATGCGACAACCGCAGACTCTGCAACAACTGCAGAAAGTGCAAGGCAGTGTATAATGGCATCAACCGCGCATTATTTGCAAGGTATTGGACTATCCGATTATGTACGAATTTCAGACAACGGAAATTTAATCCCAAGTTCTAGTTCTGTGTACTGTGGAACTAACCCCAATCCATTTGCCGGAGGGTATTCTTCCGGTGGTTGGAAAACAACGTCTGATGGCAGAAAGAAAAAGGATTTTCGAAAACTGTTAGAGGATGATCGGTTTGAGAGATTTTTTGAGTTGCTGCAACCGATGGAATATCGGCTCATAGAAAATGATGAGAAAATGCACATAGGATTTGTTGCACAGGATGTTGAACAGGCAATGACGGATTGTGGAATATCTGAAAATGAGTTTTACGGACTGGAACATGCGGTATTCTCCGAAAAAGATTTTGAATCTAATGAGGAGTGGGAAAAATTCTTAGAGCAGAATGGTGGCGAAAATGATATGTATACATTGTGCTACCAAGAGTTTATCGCTTTAAATACTGTCATGATACAGAAACTGCAGAACAGATGTAACGATTTTGAACGCAGACTATCCGCGTTAGAAAGGAAGTGATTAGATGGCATATCAGAAAATCTATAGCCGCGAATATTGGGAGAACCTTCCAAGCGAAAAGACCGCAATTAATCGAAATAGGCTGAACAACATAGAGGGCGGCATTGATGCAATCGACGATCGTGTGTGCGCACTCGACACCACGAAAGTTGACTTGACCAAGGCTAACGAACTTGTAAAGGAAATCCTTTGGGATGAATCCAACGGTACGCTGACTGTGGTAAAGATGAATGGTTCCAAGGCTATGATTGATACCAAGCTGGAAAAACTGGCGGTAAACTTCAAGTATGATCCGGAAAGTCAGCAGTTGGTAATCACGCTTGACGATGGCACGGCGCAGAACGTGGACTTATCCGCGCTGATCACGCAGTATGAGTTCTTAGAGGGTGACGAGATTGCATTTGAGGTCACTTCTGATGGAAAAGTCAAGCCGATGATTAAGGGCGGCTCAATAACTGAGGATAAGTTGCAACCGAATTTCTTGGCGGATATTAAGGTAGAATCTGCCAAGGCGGTAGCATCTGCCAAAAGCGCAAAAGAGTCCGAAACCAAGGCGGCAACATCTGCCACAGATGCCAAGGACAGCGCAGACAGGGCGCAGGAAATCGAAAACGAGATTAACAAGAAACTCACGATGGCAGAATTTGACGTGAATGAGGATGGGGAGTTGATTTACACGGACAATGCAGCATATAACTTTGTCGTTGACAATGACGGAAATTTAAACTGGGAGGTGGCTTAGAATGGCTATAGCAGGAAGAGTAGCAATTGTGCCAAAGGGCGATTGGAGCGCAGATGTTACATATAAGAGATTGGATGCAGTGACTTATAACAATACGCTTTATTTCGCAAAAAAGGATGTGCCGGCAGGAACGGCAACAAGCAATACGGAATACTGGTCTAAGTCTATCGTGGGCGGTGCTAGTGCGATTGCAACAACAGAGGAAGCCGGAATTGTAAAACCGGACGGAAAAAGCATGAGCGTAGATGAGAGTGGAACGCTTAGCATTAACTTGGATGGAACCACAATTACATTAGATGAAGCGAAAAACGTCATAAAGTTGGCAGATACCTTAAAGGATAAAATCGGAAGCGCACTGCAACCGGAAAGTATCGTAAACAATCAGGTAACGACAGAGGAAGGGTTTGCTTTGGATGCGCGGCAGGCGAACCCTAATCTGGATGGTACGCTTGCAAAGCAGATAAGTGATTTAAACGGCAGTTTAAATGACTTAAATAATTTTAAATTCAGAAAAATTATTGAAAATTGGTCTTCGGCATCGCAAGTATCTGGTGGATGTGGAATATACAAAGTAAACGTAATAGAAGATAATTTCTATAGTTCAATAGCTAAAAAAGCAACAACTTTCCAAAATGTCGGCGATTACGTACTTATTATATTTTCGTGGAATGGTTTAGAAACTTTAAATTTTGGTATTGGATTACTTGCAAGTCCACGAAGTACCACTTTTTGTTTGGTACAAGTTTGGGATGGCAATTTTATTTTGTATGATATTTAATTTTATTCTGCTTCTAGATACATGAAGTTAAGCCAATACGTGCCGGCTTCAAATACGCTTCGCAAAAAGACACTAGCTGTGTTTTTATCTAAATACCATTTACCTTCTTTTCCGTCCATGTTTGTTTGGTTGATGCCAGTAAACAATTTTGTTGGTAAATTTACAATAGAAACATATTCGCCAGGAGTATTTTCAGATAAATCAATACGTATAGCGCAAATTACTAAAGATCCGTATCGTAGTGCCATCGCTTCGCTAAACTTAACCTTATCTGCAAAATCTGTTCGAGGACAATATGGTGTCCATTGAACAATTTTAATTTTTAAACTGCCGTTTAAGAAAATATATCGAACAAATATTCGAACGTAACTTATAAACAATTTTTATTATAGAAAGGAATAAAAAATTATGGATAAAATTATTTTAGCCAACAAAACAGAATTTGAAATTGCCGATGGGGCAAGCCTTGGAAACATCCAGATCAAGGCAGAGAATTTCGATGCCATTAAAACGATTACGGATGCATTTACTGCGGACAACCTTGCGGAAGTGACATTTACGCATAATGGCGAAACATCCGGCAAATACACCGATCTGAAATCCGATGGGTTTACATATATGCCGAACGTGGGAGAAGATGGCGCAGAAGATGGTACATATACCGTAACGGTAAGACTTAGAACAAAGACGGAAATGGAAAAGGCAATTGATGAGCTTAAAGCCGGGCATGAAGCAAACGCAGAAGCAATCCAAGAACTGGCAAGCATTACCGCAGGAAGTGAGGTGTAGGATATGGTTAAATTTTATGTAAGACGTATTCTGGTAGACAAGAAAATGACAATTGATGAAGTGCCGATGCGTTGGCGCGCAAAAGTGCAAGAAGAGATTGAGAAACAGCTTTCTGCTTCTTTGCAATGACATTTTCTGTCGAAACTTGCGACCGAAAAATGTTGAAATCATGCATATTACAGTGATACTATGGACTTGTCCGAAAGGACGCTTCAAGTTCTGGCATGGGTGGGGCTTGGCATGGCTCCGCCCATAATTGGGGATTGACTATGCCGAACACACGTTCTATAATTGCTTTGTTGGTACATAATAGTTTATGATTGGAGGTTTTTATGGTGGGAGAAGTAAAAACAAAAGAGACTTACAAAGAAGAAATTATAACTATGATAAAAGAAATTGAAGATTATAAGATTTTACGAATTTTGCATGAATTTGTAAAAGCTGGGTTAAAAGAAGAAAAAGCAGGGCGTTGAACCCTGCCTTTTCTTTTAGAATATAAATTTTTCGAAAAATTCACATAACAATTCTTTTTTGCTTACCGGCAATCTGCTATATTCAATAATAATTTTTTTGAAACGTTCATCATTCATTCCAATATTTAATGCAACACTTGAAAATTCTTCGTCAACAGGTTTATTAATGCGCGGGTCTATTAAATCTGTTTTTCCGATTTTGAAATAATCAGCCAACGCCTGAAGCTTTCCTGACCTTGGAAATGATTTACCGGTACACCACATACTTAAAGTTGTTGGGTTAATACCTAAGTCTTTTGCAACATCTATTTGCTGTTTTTGATTTAATTCAATATAGTATCTTAAATTTTCCGCAAACACTTCTTTTTGGATATCGTCTATATCCATTTCGTTAAATTGATTTTCGTTATCCATTTCTTCTGCCCTCCTTTCTAACTGTATTATAAACCAATAAAATAAAAAATTCAATATTAAATCCAATAAATTTGAATTTTAGTGTTGACAATCCAAAATAATTGGATTATTATTAAACCATCAAATATGAAAGGAGAGAAAAAGATGCCTAGAATTTCATTAGAAGCAGTTCGCGTAAATGCGAAAATGACACAAAAGGAATGGGCTGAAATGCTTGGTGTATCTAATGCAACCGTTGTCAATTGGGAAAAGGGCAAAACAGAGCCTAGCTTATCACAGTTGAAAACCATGAGCAAATTATCTGGTATTCCAATGGATTTTATTTTTGTGCCAGATACATCCAATTAAATTGGATTATAAAAGAAAGGAAGCGAGTGAGGACATGAAAGAAATTAAATCCGTGAATGATTTGGTTGTTGTTCCGGTTTCTTATTTTAATGGAATGGAAAAGGAATTGCAGAAGATTCTGAACAAAGTGGATATTCACGATATGGACGTCATGGAACAGGTTCTTCATATGCGGAAATGGCTGAAAACCAAAACCGTATATGAAGAAACAAAGAGATTATATCCTAATCTCCGTTTGGAAAATATTCATTTGCTTTTACCACAAGAAGAGAGTGACGAAAGGGGGTTAGAATATGGAACACAAACCACAAAAAATTGAAATCAAGCCGAGAAGAGAGGGAGAATCACCGTCAAGCATTCATCTTTTTGTAGATGGACATGAAATCAAAGGAATTAGAAAACTTGATTTTTCTGTAGAACCAAACGGTCTTCCGCATTTGGTGCTTGATTTACAGGCATTTAATTTGACTGTTGATGCCGTTTGCTTGATATATCAGGAAAAAATCGGGGCAATTAATCTACAGATTGCAGACGAAGAAATTCCCCGAACGTGAGATTTTAAGTCCGGGGAATAATGGTTACATCTTTTCGCCAACAAAAATATTGTTTGATGAAAGGACAGAGCAACTTGATTGACTGCAAATATTGCCGTCACGCTTATATTTGCAATCGTAAGTACCACAGTATTCTTCTGACGATTCAGTAGTTTTGCTTTCAATAACATTGACCTTAACTTGATAATCAGAACGCTGTTGCTCACAATAACCATTTATGATTCTTTGTTTCAAAAGATTTTCACCTCCCTTATTTGATTATAAGGGGATTATACCACAGAAAGGAGTGAAAGTATGGATAATTTGGTACACATTGGAAATGCGGATATTTCCATCAAAGAGTACAAAGGCGAGCGAGTGGTCACATTTAAGGACATTGACATGGTACATGAAAGACCAGACGGAACAGCGAGAAAAATATTTAACGACAATAAGAAACACTTTATTTTAGGAGAAGATTACTTCGTCCGAAATTCGGATGAAGCCAAGGGGGAATTTGGTGTAACTGCTCCGAACGGAATGTATCTTTTTACCGAACAGGGCTATCTAATGTTGGCCAAGTCGTTCACGGATGATTTGGCATGGGAAGTACAAAAGAAATTAGTTTCTTCCTATTTTAATGTATATTTTCGGATGCGACTTGAACATTGTAGCAGAGTACGAAATCAGATATTGCGCATGAAAGGAAGTGATTGAATGAGCGAAAAAGAAAAACGTGTTGTCGAAAAACTTCGTGATGCCATTCCGAATATGACAGATTTTCAGAAAGGATATGTCCTTGGAATGGTAGAGAGTTCTGCTTCGAAACATAGTGAGCAGGAAGAAGAACGCGATAAAAGGAGAGAGCATGAATGAAAAAAGTAATCCAATTCATCATAGGTGCGGTTGCAATGGAATATTCCTTAGTTGCCGCGTGCTATATGGATAGTGAGGGCACAGCCGGGAATATGGCGGCTATTAAATTTGTAGCCGGTGCGGTAATTGCGGCAATCATGTATTACTGGTCGGAAGTAGACCGAAAGAGAGCTGAACTTGACAAGCGAATTAAGAGAAAACGCAGAATGAGAGAGGATGCATGGTAGGCGTTGTGTATATAAGTGGCACGAGATGTTCCACGAAAGAAAAGCGTATGCTTGCTGAACTTTTGGCAGGGAAACGAAAGAAACAGAATGATAAAGATAATTTTGAAAAGGTTCTTGACAGAGAAATGGGAAGGAGAAGCAATGGAGAACAAAATAACGTTGATCGGTGATGTTGTATCAGCACCAAGGGAAAGCCATAAATCAAATGGTAAGAATTTTTATAAATTTTTTATCGGAGTTGAAAGAAGAAGTGGTGTTGCAGATATAATTCCGGTACTGTTTGATGAAAAAATCTGTGATACAGAAATTAGCGGAACAGTATGTGTCAATGGGAAGATAATTACTAGGCGCGTGAGAACAGGATCCGGAGAAGCCATTCTTATGTATGTTATGGCTGATGCGATCACAAAACCAGAGGATGATAGCCCTTTGAATGAAGTAAGTCTTGATGGAATCATCGAGGAAAAGCACCTTAGAGAAACACCACTTGGTCGTAAAATCTGTGATGTGAAACTCAAAACTTTAAGAGAGAATGGGAAAGAGGATTTGATTACTTGTATTGCATGGGGAAAGTGTGCAGAATATACGGACTCGCTTGCTTTAGGCGATAGGGTAAGCACATACGGAAGATTACAGAGCCGTAGATACAAGAAAACGTGTAAAAATGGTCGCGTTGTGGAAAAAGTTACATATGAGTTATCAATAAAAGGAATCGTGGGGGTGTAACATGGGAAAGAAAAATTATGTTTATGTTCCAAAAGAAGAGTATGAAGAACTGATTGAGTGCAAGTTACATATCAACATGTTACACGGATACATTACAAAAGAACATGAAGATAATATCAGATTGCGAGGATGCAAACAGGGCACAACAGATATGCTGACAATCGAAACTTTGAGTGGATACATGGAGAACGAAAAGCATTTCGATAGACTGGAAAGAGAATTTAAAGAAAGGGTGAGACAAAAATGCGAATGATTTTGAAATCGTTACATATGGAGAATTTCAAAGGGGTAAAGGATAAGACATACGAATTTGGCAAGACAACAAGGGTTTCCGGCATGAACCGGAGAGGAAAGACCACAATCGGGGCGGCATGGTACTGGCTGACGTCTGATAAGAACTATGAACTTGTCAGCAATCCAAATATCAGACCGGACAATATAGAAGATTGCATTCCAACCGTTACTGCAGATGTTGATGTGGACGGAAAAGAGATTACTCTTTCCAAGATGCAGAAGCGAAAAGTTGGAAAGCCGGATAAAAATGGAGTTTCGAAAGTTACTATCACAAATACATATGAGATCAATTCTGTGCCTAAGACAGAACGTGATTTTAAGGCATATCTGGAAGAATTAGGGTTTGAGTTTGATAAATTCCTCATTTGCTCGCACCCGAATGTGTTTACCAAGGATTTGTCATTGAAGAAAAAACAGGATGAAATGCGCAAATATTTATTCACTATGGCAAGCGAAAAAACAGATTTAGAGATTGCGCAAATGAATAAAGAAACTGCGGATGTTGCAAAATTGCTTGAATCCTACAAATTTGAAGAGGTTGAAGCCATGAACAATGCTTCCAAGAAGAAAGCAGTTGAACAGTTAGATGCGATTCCTAATCAGATTATCGGTCTGGAGAAAGCAAAGGTTGATATTGATGTGGCAGAGCAGGAGTTATTGAAAGCCGATTTAGAGAGAAAGATTGAAGCACTTGAAGATTTAATTGGGAAATCTGATGTGCGGATTGATGAAATGCGCAACGAAGAAATGCATTGTCAGTTTGAAATGTCAGCTGTTGCGCAGACCATGAATAATGAACTTTCAAGCAAGAAGCGTGAGATTGAAAATCACAAATACGATCACGAACGGAAGTTAGAGGATGTCCGTTCATCTATCGGAAAAGCGCAGGGTTCCATTGAAAGCAATAAGAAATCAATTTCCGAACAGGCTTTTAAGAAAGCTGACCTTGTGAAAAGGTACAATGATGAAATTGCAAAAAAGTTTGACGATTCTAAGTGGGTATTTGACGAATCTACAACGGTTTGTTCGTTATGCGGGCAAAGATTGCCGGAAGATAAAATAGAGTCTTTAAGAGCCGATTTTTCGCAGAGAAAGGCAGATGCAATCGAATCATTTAATGAAGAACACGCGAAAACGCTTGCCATGATCGTTGACGATGGAAATGCGTGTGCTGAAATGATTAAGAATCTGACCGAGAATAACAAAGAGCTGGAAAACAAGATTAACACCTTGAAACTGCACGAAGCGGAAGAAATTGACATTATCAAGAAATTCGATGAACAGATTTCTGAGATTCCGTCTTTCGCTTATTGTATGCAGAACGCTGAATATGCCAAGTTAAAGGCTAAACAGGATAAATTGCTTGCTGATATTGCAGAGTTAGAATCCAAGGGCACAGATAAGGCGGCTGATTACGCAAAAGCTGATATTACAAAATTAAAGAGCCAGCTTGATGAAGTAAATAAGATTATTGCACAGGCTGAAAACAATGTTCGCATTGATGAACAGATTGCAGATATGCAACATAAACAGAGCGAGTATGGACAAGCAAAGGCAGATGCCGAGAGGATTCTTTATCAGCTCAAAGAAGTTTCAAAACGAAAGGATAAGTTACTTGTTGAAGAAATCAATCAGCATTTCGGTATTGTACGTTGGAAGTTGTTCGATTTCCAGAAAAACGGAGAATATAAGGAAGTTTGTATTCCTACGGTGCTTGATGAAGAAGCTGGCATTTACAAGGTGTTCGGTGACACGACTAACACTGGCAGGGAAATTGAAGCGAAGATTGATATTTGCAACAGTTTTCAGAAGTTCTTTAATATGTATGTTCCGATTTTCCTTGATGGTGCAGAAAGTATCAATGATGAATATGTACCGGCTGTTGATACACAGTTAATTCTTCTGACGGTTTCCGAGGATAAGCAGTTGAAAGTGGAGGGTGTGTAGGATGAGTCACATTGAAATTTTTAAGTTTGATGAAAATGGAGATTCTGAAAGTTATGGAGAGGTAAGTAACGCATGGCTTGGTTCAATGCAAGTGTGGAACATTTTAGGGGAAAAGTATTGTGGTCATGGGGCATCATTATTTGACATGGGGCAGATGGAAGCAATTTGGAATCTTGTGGATGATAAATCTGTCACGTATGATGAAAAAATCGTCCTGTTTACCACATTCGATAAATACCTTGTTAAGAAAGAAGATATTCCCAAAGTTATTGATGCTTTCCGCAAGTTTGAGGGAAATACAAATCTTAATGAGCAGGCAGATGTGCTTGAAAGTTTGTATGAAGAACCGAATTGTATTGCGGTTGGATTCCATCAGAACAGTATAAGTTGCGAGCAGTGGTTTGACTATAACTGCATTCAAGACAAAGAACACTTTTGGCTATTTGATGAACTGAAAGAAAGCGAGGGTGCCGAATGTCAAGAGTTGGAATAAGCAACAACATCATACAGCCGGATGCACGGTGTATGTCGTGCAAGCGTTGGAAGAGTGCAAGTAAAGGGTTCTGGGGAAGAGCCGGATATTGTTCTCTTCCGTATTGCGAGAAAGATATGAGAAATAAAGGAAAGAGAGGCCGTATACATGGATGATATTGAAAAATTGAAAGCCGAAAATTCAGATTTGCGAACAAAGGTAGATAACCTTGAGCATAATGAATATAAACTTATAGGAGAACTTGAAAAAGCCTCAAAAACAAACGAAAGACTTTTGCGTATTCTTGAAAATTTGTCAAATGGATATGTGAAAAAGGAGAGGTAATTATGCAGTATATCAAAGCGAAATTTCCAAACAGTACAAGAAGCTACGTGTATCGCACCGAGGATTCTGTGAAAGCCGGTGACATGGTTGTAAATTCCAATGGTGCAAAGCTTACGGTCACGGATGAATCGGTGGATATGAAGTGGGTAGAAACATACGGTGCTGATAAGGTGGCGGTTGTGAAAAAGTATGAAGAGCCGGTAGATGACGGAGAAAGCGAGGACAAGTAAGTATGGCAGAAGCAAAGAAACAGGAAGTAGCGGCACAGGGAAAACAGGAAATGAATACACAGCTTTCTTATTATGCGAACCAGTACACAGGACTTATGGAGCGTGACTTTGCGGAGCATGGACTTGTGTTTGATGATTATTCCAAGCAGTGCGTTATGGCATCTATGAGTGCGATTTATAACCTTGTTACATCAAATAAAGCCGCTATGAGCAACTTGAATGGTTCTAATTTAAGACAGGTTATTGGACAGGTATCAAGCCTTAAGCTTAATGCAAATGCTGTACCAAGAGAGTGTTATTTCCAGTTGAGAAGTAAACAGGATGCAAATGGAAACTGGTACAAGGAAGTAGAAATGGGAATCGAGGGAGACGGAAACGATGCGCTTCTTCGAAACTTTGGTGTTGATGTTAAAAAGGTATATCCAGTATGGCTTGTGAAAGAAGGGGATGAATTTACATATCCGAAGCACAGAGGTGTTGAAGTTACGCCGCCGGAGTGGGAAGAAAAAGGATTGTCACAGAAAGTAATCCGTGTTGTTTATCCTGTTGAAATGAATGATGGAAAAATCGAGTACATGATCGCAGAGCGTGAAAGCGTAAAAGGAAATCTTTTCGCACATGTTCGTAATAATCTGATGAATGAGACTTTCGGTTTACTTGGAACAAAAAAAGATAAGAGTGGAAAGGTTGTACCTAGAACGAGATATGATGCTACGGATGAAGAAAAGAAAGCTATCGCAGAAAAGAAAAATGAAATTCTGAAAGCACTTTTAGACTGTAAGACTATTGAAGATATGCTTGCCTGTGAAGTCGCAAGACCATACATGAGTGCCGCATGGCTTGATACATCGGAATCCATGATTGTTCGTAAGATGCGTAACAATGCAATCAAAAAGCACCCAAAAGACCTTAATGCTATTGCGAAACAGTCTCTTATGCAGATGGATGAAACTTATCAGCAGACGCAGGAGGAAATTGCGGAAAATGCCAATTCAGAGCCATTTATCGTAGCTGAATCCGAAGCTATTGAGACCGGGAGCGAAGTAGTTGAATCACAGCCAGAAAAAGTAGCCGGAGAAGTCGTTGAGAATGACGAGAACGTACCGGACTTTATGAAAGATTAGGAGGATATGAATTATGATTTTTGTTAAAATTGCAATTTTGTTATGGGTGTTGTTTTTCGTTATAGGAAAGTTTGTTGCTTCCGGCATTAGTTTAGAAGAAGAAATACTTCATGCTCTTGGCGTTCCTTACGAGCCCACTTTTGGTAGGGTTGTTCTTGCAATCGTGTTTATCACAGCACTCATTGATTCGTTTGTGGCACTTATTTGGTTTCTGTTTTTTAGATAAGGAGGTTGCTATGAGAGTTATATCACAGAACGGAAGAATTGATATTCCATATGATTATTTTTCGTTATCTATGTCATGGGAGAAGATCGCAAGTGGAAAGGTTGAAGATAGAAATGTATTCTCTATAGTTTGCCACAATTTATCATCGCCGAATGGCACAAAGTTGGCTGAATATTCCACCGAGGAAAAAGTAAAGAAAGCTATGAAAATGCTTAGAATTGCGTATGAAAATAATGAATTTTATCATCATACTGCCAATTCAGAACACTTCACGGAATTTTCCCAAGCGTTAAGCAAAGAAATGTTTAAGAAAGCTACATCAGAATATTTTCAGTTTCCTACAGAGGAAGAATTGGAGTAGGGTATGGATAATTTAACAAGATACACCGCAGACGATGAAGTACCGAATTGTGGACGATGTGAACACATCAATGATTCTAATGAATGGTGTATGCAAAATTGCGGCGGAGCAAATGGCTGGAGCGGCTATTTGAGATATGGAGAAAGCGAGGTGACAAAAGATTGAAACTTAGAGTTTTGGGTTCAAGCAGTTCCGGAAACTCATACGCCTTGATTTCAGACAGTGGCGAAATCCTTGCCATTGAAGCCGGATGCAAATTTCTTGATTTTAAGAAAATGATTGATTGGAAAATAGCAAATGTTTCCGGATGCATTGTGAGCCACGAACATGGAGACCATGCACGATACATAAAAGATTTCATGAAATCCGGCATTCCGGTTTATACGGCATTTGAGACACAGACCGAACTTGAAATCATTACAGGAGAGCGTACAATAGCCATTCCACCACGCAGAGCACGGCAAATCGGCAGTTTTACGGTAACACCCTTCAATGTACCGCATGATACAGAAATCGAGTGCTACGGTTATTTAATCGAGCATGAGGAAATGGGTAAACTGTTATTCTTGACCGACTTGGAATATTGCAAATATGACTTTTCCGGCATAAAGGTTGAGCATATCATGGTTGAAGCCAATTATAGCATGGACTTGGTAGACAGGAATGAGCCAAATTACGAACACCGTTTGCGAGGTCATATGAGCCTTGATACGGCACTTAAATTTATTCAGACGAACGACAACCCAGCTTTACGAAATGTCGTTTTAATACACTTATCGGACACAAGCGGAGATCCCGCGTTATTCCTACAACGAACGAAAGAAACAATTAAATGTGGAGCGAATGTTTATGTTGCAGAAAAAGGGCTAGAGGTTGATATGAACCTTTGTCCGTTCTGAAAGAATGGAGGAAACATGAAATTATATATTTACAGTTTTCGAAGCGGAAAACTCGAAGAACAGGTTGCCGAAGCAAAAGAATGTGCCAAAACTTATGTGACATTGGAGGATGCAATTGGCGGATTTTACAAAGGAAGCAGAATCAGAAAAGAGTCTATTGGTAGCATTTGCGGATGGTCAGGAAACACGATAATTTTTTTGGAAGAAAACAGGAATGCGGCAATTGAAAAATTTATTTCGGGAGAAAGAAAGGAAGAAAAACTTGCAAAGGCACAACTTGATATTACACAGGAACGCATTGCATATCTTGAAAATTTAAAATAGGTTGAAACACCTTGGCGAAAGCCTAAAAGAAACTGTCTTGCTTGGCGAATAGTTATCACAAACTTTATTGAAAGCCATGTCTTGGCGGTGCGTTTACCGTGCCGCCCTTACAAAAGATTGGAGGTAAAAATTGAAATTATGTGAATACTGTATGGCTGAATTTGAGCCGAAGCGACCAGATCAAAAATACTGTAGACCAAAATGCGCAAAAAGATCTGCGCAGTTCAGAAATTTTAAAAAGGCTGGAAGAATTGTGTATACAAGAATATGCCCGAAATGTGGCAGGCTGTTTATGACGATAGATGAACGCAAAGTTGATTGCCAAGACTGCATCAGCATTGACGTTAAAGAACGCTTGAGAAAGCCAAAGAAAAAGGACGATGTAATCAAGGCTGTGAATCATATGGCACGCGCCTCCGGAATGAGCTACGGAAAGTTTGTGGCTCAAATGAGCATGAAGCCATTGGAGAGGAAGTGATTGGATGGGATATAAACACGGATTATCAAATAAATGCGGTAGATTATATCCTCTGTGGAAAAGTATTAAATATCGTTGCTATTGCAAAACTTCTCGCGACTATAAAAATTACGGTGGAAGAGGGATTGCAATGTGTGATGAATGGAAGAATGATTTTCTAAGTTTCCACGATTGGGCAATCGCAAACGGGTATAAAGAGGAAAAGACGGATAAGGGATTGAACATTTTAACCATTGACAGAATTGATGTTAATGGGAATTACGAGCCTAGCAATTGCAGGTTTGTAACAAATGCAGAACAAGCTAAAAACAAAAGAAATAGCATTCCTTTAGAGGAAAAATTTTTAAAATGTCCTGTTTGCGGAAAGCAATTTGTGAAAAAGCAGAGAAATGGGCAAAAAACATGTAGTAATCACTGCGGAAGGATTCTTTATTACAGAGAGCATCCAAACACAAAAGACTATATGAAAATATGTCCTATTTGCAATAAATCATTTAACGCCAAAAGAGGAGGTCATTACAATGACGCAGTTTATTGCAGTAAAAAATGTAAAGATTTATCAGGTTCGCCTGTTTGGGAGCACAACGGACAAACCCATAGGGTTGTTGAGTGGGCTGAAATAGTAGGTATAAATGCACATTGCTTATTACATAGAAAGGATATGGGTTGGACTATTGAAGAGATATTAACAACGCCATTGAGAGGTAGAAGAAAATGCCGAATGTAAATTACAAGCAGCTATATGCAATAAAAAAGAACAACGAGAAACGGATATTAAGTGTTTGCCCTAGAATGAAAAATCAGAGCGGAATTTATTTCTACACGAGGACTGATGAAAACGGTATATCTTACTTTTACATTGGGCAGAGCGTTGACTGCTTAGAGAGAAATGTTTCACATTTATCCGGTTATCAGCACATAGATCTTTCGATTAAAAAAAGAGGATTTTATAGTGAAGAAAATCCGTATGGATGGAAATTGGATTTTATCCATTATCCGAGAGAGAAACTTGATGAAATGGAACAATATTGGATTTTGGAATATACAAAGAAAGGTTATCAATGCCGTTACAACAAAACGGCTGGCGGTCAAGGCGCAGGAAAAGAAAAGATAAACGAATTTAAACCAGCAAAAGGCTATTATGACGGCATTAAGCAGGGCAAAAAGAGCCTTGCCAAGGAATTATCGCATATAGCTGAAAAGCACCTTGAAATCCGTTTGAAGCCGGAGAAACAGGGCAACAAAGTTTCTGAAAAACAGTATGAGAAGTTTATGGCTTTGATTTCTGAAAATACATATGAGGAGAGTGATTAAATGGCAGAAGTCAAGTGGATTAAGATCACAACAGATGTCTTTGATGATGAAAAGATTCTGCTGATTGAGAGTATGCCGAGTGCGGATAGCATCATTACGATTTGGTTCAAACTTCTCATTCTTGCTGGAAAACAGAATAACAACGGTGTGTTTATGATGAGCAACAAATTACCGTTCACGGATGAAATGCTTGCCACCATTTTTCGCAGAGATTTAAACACGGTAAGGCTTGCGCTTAAGACCTTTGAAGAGTTTGGAATGATTGAAGTTGTTGACAGCGTGATAACGATTCCGAATTGGAATAAGCACCAGACACTTGATGCTTATGAGAAGAAAAAGGAACGTGACAGGCTATATCAGCAGAATCGCAGAAAGAAACAGAAAAATCTAATTGAACAAAAATCGCCCGATAAATCGTCTGACGTCGCTGTTTCAGATAAAGAAGAAGAAAAAGAAGAAGATAGAGATAAAGAAAATATAAAAGAAAATTCGCCGTCGACCGATTCCGGAGATTTTTTTGATTTTGACGATGCATGGAAAAAGACTTTTAATATATACCCCAAGAAAACAGCGTATAGTACCTCTAAAACAGCTTGGATGGATAAAGTGCTAGAAGTTATCGAAGAGAACCAACCGGACATTGCACGGCTGTTATACAAAGCCACAGAAGCATATTTGAGTGACTATCAAGAAAAGAATCCAGACGATACGGATTTTCGGTACATTCCAAAATATGTTGATTGGTTGAAAAATGATTCCGACTATTGGTTGCAGATTGCGGAAAAACGAGGTGATTGTAGTTGACAGAAGCAGAGTTCGGAGTGATCGGGTGCGTATTGATTGACAATGATGTGCTAAATAGCATTTGGCGAACGCTGAAACCGGAAATGTTTAGTTCTGATTTCGCGCAGGACGCATACAAGGAAATGCTTGCCATGTATGACCGAAATGAAAGTATTGACCCAATGTCTTTATCGATGGCACTTGAGAACCACAAATACACCCAGGAACAGATTAGCGAATTGATGAAATCCTGTATTACCGGAACAATCACTTCAACTATGGTTAAAAGCTATGCCGATGCGGTTACGAAAGAATACAAAGCAAGAACGGTTCGTGACATGTATCAGAAATCCAGTTTAAAACCATGTGACATTGATGATACAATCAGCGATCTTCTTACAAGACTTGAACATTTGCAAGAGGGAAGGGAAGTAAAGCTAAAACCAATTAAGCAGATTTCAGTTGAGAATAAAGACAAATATTTCAACGAAAGTGTTGGAGAGGGTGGCATAAAAATCGGGTTATCGCAACTTGATGATGCGCTTGGAGATCTTGAACGCGGTGATGTAACAGTAATTGCTGCAAGACCGGCAGTTGGAAAATCCGCACTCACAACGCAGATTATTGGGAATATGGCAAAAAATGGACTTAAGGTCGCATATTTCAATTTGGAGATGATTGACAAACAGGTGTATGAGCGATTTATTTCAAGGCTTACGGGAATCGGCTTAACGAGAATCAGAAGGGCAAAAGCGTTTCTTGGTGATGAACAGGAAAAATTTAACCAAGCAAATGAAGAAATGAGTGATTATCAATTATGGATTGCATCCGGAACCGTATCTCCGAGAGAAATAAAGTCAGAATGCAGACACCAAAACTTTGACGTTATCGTTGTTGACTATCTGCAATTGCTTATGCCGGATAACAGATATTCCGGAAGAAATGAAGAAGTAGCATCAATTTCAAGAGGTTTAAAATCGGTTGCAAGAGACTTAAATACGCATGTAATAGCACTTTCGCAGATAACAAGAGCTTCCGAAAGCAGAGACACAAAAGAACCTACCATGGCAGAGTTGAGGGAATCAGGAGCAATCGAACAGGATGCGTCAAACATAATTATGCTGTGGAATCTGTCAGACAATGACAAGGGAGCCAAGGGTGTAAAAATCGAGAAGAACAGACAGGGAATGACAATGCGTGAAGCAATGGAGTTTGATGGAGATCACATGAAATTCGTTGAAATCAGCAAGCCGTTTGATGATGTTGTTGCGGAAATCAAAAAGAAAGAACGTGGGGACGGATTCAAGCCATACAATGGCGATTGTCCGTTTTAGAGGTAGTGGCTATGGCAAGTGCAAAGATTGAAAAGGGTTCGGAAGAATGGCAAGTATTTATGGATTATTGGCAATTCATTCAGAAATACTATTCACCGGACAACGCTGATTCTTGGTGGGATGAAGTTGTAAAATCCGGAGAATCATTGATAGACAAATACAAAGGCATGGAGATTGAAGAGCGTGCAAGACAGCTTGTATTGAGTCATTTTGCATGGTTGGAAATCACATACAGAAAGGAGAAATCAAAGAAATGAGCAATGCGTTGAGACGGAAGAAAAAGCCGACATTTTACACAAAACAGGAAATGCGGATTATCGGGCGAAATGATTTTGAAAAGAGAAATGCTGATAAGGTTATATCAAAATCGTACAAAGATTTTGTCGTGATTGGGTACATAATTCTGCATGACAAATTCGGATTCGGACAGACAAGAATCATCCGGTTACAGGATTTTTTGAAATCTTACTTGGATGAAGCATCATGCGGCGGGAAGAACGGAAAGGACTTGGCTGTTTACCTGAAAGACAAATACGACATTGATACCAAGACAGAAGTTGAACAGATTCCGCAGCGGCAGTTAATGGTCTTATATGCCAAGAAAGGATTTTGTATCGAGCGTGAAGCCTACAGACTTTCCAGCGCGTCATTGTTTAACTATTTCGCGCTCACGCTTACGATTCTGAAAAAGGAATTTAAGCTGTCTGTGAAGCAGTTACAGCAGTTCACGGACAAGTTTATTGACTACATCGACACATTGGCTAATTACAAGCAGTTTCAGTTGACTGTGCCGATGATAGCGCAGAGTTTGGCGAATGAGATTAAGTTCGTGTGTGACTTGGAGGTTTAATATGACGAATAAAGAAAAATATGCGGATAAAATCATTGATATTACAGTAAGTAAACTTGCACTCAAAGATGGCGAGCCTGTTCCATGCGCAGAGATGAGATGTTCAGAGTGCGGATTCTATATTTCTAATTATTCATGTAAACATAAAATGCTGGAATGGTTAGATTCAGAATATGTTGAGCCGCCTGTTGATTGGAGCAAGGTAGCGGTCGATACGCCGATTCTTGTGAAAGACGTAAAAAGCGGCGAGTGGAATCGGGGATATTTTGCAATGTATGAAAACGGCACGGTGTTCACTTGGTATCATGGAGCAACATCATGGAGCGCAGAAGGTGAATCAGATATTGCAAGTTGGAAATTCGCGAAGCTGGCAGAAAGTGAGGAATAAACATGGAGAGATTAACAGAGCGGACAGCGGATGGAATCTTAGTAAAAGAGAATTACGAGAAAGAATCCTTAAAAACCTTGTATTCGTGCTATGGCGAAAAGCCTAATTCATATTATTCCAACTGCGAAGAAGGTTATTGCGCAATGGAGAAGTTAGCGGATTACGAGGATGCAGAGGAGCAGGGATTACTTCTGCGGTTGCCGTGTGGAATTGGCTCAGATGTATATATAATTCCTAGCAAAATCAATTATGAATTAAATATTTTAAGTCTGCACCCGGAGAACAACAAAGTTTATCATCAGAAAGTAGCCTTGATTACTTTTACAGAAAAAGGATGGTACATGGAGTGTGATAAGGATCGAGAATATGCAACAGACCGAATCCTGTCAGAAAAAATGTACAAGGAAACCTGGTTTTTATCACAAGAGGAAGCCGAAGCCAAGCTGAAAGAAATGAGAGGTGGAGAGAATGGATAAATTTCTTAAAAGCGTAAGCGAGCGAGACTTTGATAGAAGAATATCGGAAGTTGTTGAAATGCTTGAAGAAAAACAACTCTACGGAACTATCAGTTTGATAAAAGATTTGAAATATTATCTTGACTTAGCGACAAAAGAAAAGGCGCACACTTGTAACTGCCAGAACAACAGCAATTCAAGAAATAATGAGCCTTGTTGCAGATGCGATAGCAAACATACCAAGAAACCTATATTTAACCATAACCTAAGTGATACTCTTTCTGTATTCCATTGTGAATGCGGAAACACAATCAAAGTCAGTCACGATATAGGAATAATGAATAACAACAATGCACCAAATTACTGTAGTAAGTGCGGTTGTAGGTTTGATTGGAGTGATGAAGAATGATGTTTCAATCGTACATAAATTTCTTTCTGCTAATACTTATAGCTATTAGGTTAGATATTCTAACAGAATTTGGAGTTAAACTTTTTTGCGTTCTGTCAGTTGTAGCGATGATTGGACATGAGATTTTTGATTATTTGAAAAGAGGAGATAAAAAACGATGAGACTGATTGATGCAGATGCACTAAAGAAAGATTTAAAATCGGTTACTTTAAGCAATGGAACTTTAGTAAATACAAATGCAGTATTGTATTTACTAGAAGAATATCCGACGGCTTATGATGTAGACAAGGTTCTGGAACAGTTGGGAAAATTGAAGAAAGCAGAGCAGGACAGACCAGATGATTGCGACGAGGACGGATGCGGAGACGGCGAACAGATCTACGATGATGGGAGAAGCCAGGGAAGATTTGAAGCATTTGGCAAAGCAATCCAGATTGTGAAAGGCGGTGGAGTAAAGTGACAAGCATAGAATTATGTAGAATGTGTACCGAGTATTCTGCGGACACAAGATGTGAGCATAAAAAGGATTGCAAATTGCAGAAGATTTTGACAGAAAATAAAGCGTTAAGGGCAGAAAATAAAGAACTTCGAACAAAAGCGTTTAGAAATTCATGGGAGAAATCCCCTGACATAATGGGAAGATGAGGTGGTGTAGATGCCAATTAAATCGATTTTATTCAACAAACAAATTAGTACCGAAATGGTGAGGGCAATTCTGGACGGAAGGAAGACTTGCACAAGGCGAATTTGCAAAGATGCCAATGAGTGTACTGTGCCGGATATGGAATTTTACAATGCTGACAGTCGGACTTATGCAGTACATAACTTTGCTGATAAGGAGCATACGGAGCAGTTAAGCATAGCAGAAAGAACTTGTCCTATTTGTCCGGGCGATATCCTGTATGTCCGAGAAACGTGGAAAAGAGCACTGAATGGTTACTATTATTATGAAGATTGGCAAAGAGATGATATTGCCGATATTACGAAGTGGCACCCATCCATCCACATGCCGAAAGAAGCCGCACGTATCTGGCTTAAGGTTACGAATGTGAGGGCAGAGCGGTTGCAGGATATTGACGGAAAAGGGTGTGTGAAAGAAGGAATTGAAGAAGAACCTTTAAAATACGTCGGAGACGAGTTCGTAAAAGGTATGTTTCATGACCTTTGGGATTCAACCATCAAGAAATCTGATCTTGATCGTTACAGTTGGGATGCAAACCCGTGGGTATGGGTGATCGAATTTGAGCGGTGTGAGAAACCGGAAGGAGTGTGAGGTATGAGTAAGAGCAAAGCTAGTAAAATGAACGGCTATCGTAGCATGGTAAGCCGTCAGAAAAATGATGTTTTTAAGTTTAAGCCTAAGAAGAAAAAGAAAGGGTGATACAGAATGAAGATTTTAAGCAAGAAGAAATACAATAAACTCATTGAAGATTTTGAGGAATCGCAGAAAAAGGTCGAGGAACTCAAAAGGATAAACGAGAGTATCGGGAAAAAGCTGGAAGATAAAAAGACAAGTTGCAAATTGAACAATGGCAAGGATTTCTGCTTTAAATGCGAAAACTCTTACAGATATAAGACATATTGGGGAGGAATGGAAACCGAAAAATGCGGTTGCTTGCTTGATGTGTCTTGCGAGGATTTTAAGAGAAAAGAAGATAACTAACTAAAAATCAAAGAAAGGAATAGGTTGTGCGCACATAAAACCGAGGTTTCCTTTTGGTAAGAGAAAATGTTAGATTTTGGATATTACAACATGGATTGTATGCAAGGAATGAAAGAATTTCCCGACAAATATTTTGACCTTGCGATTGTAGACCCGCCATACGGCTTGGATATTGCAAACATGAATATGGGATTGGGCACATCTATTAGATGTTCTAAGAAAGAAAATAGAAAATGGGTAAAGAGCGATTGGGATAAGCGGAAACCGACAACTGTATATTTTGATGAATTGGTCAGAGTGTCAAAAGAACAGATTATTTGGGGCGGTAATTATTTCAATCTTCCGCCTACAAGATGTTTTCTGATATGGGATAAAGCAGAGGGAATGTATGGTAGAAGTTTTAGTGAGTGTGAGTTTGCGTGGACTTCATTTGACGATGGCGCAAGGATTTTTAAGTATGCTCCATTCAACAAAAACCGCATACACCCAACGCAAAAACCTGTAGCACTATATGAATGGTTATTAAACAGATACGCAAAACCTAATGACATTATACTTGATACTCATGTAGGCAGTGCGAGTAGCTTGATAGCTTGTTATAACACAAATCATAAATTTGTCGGGTTTGAGCTTGACGAATACTATTACAAGGTATCAAAGCAGAGGTTAGATACCGAAATGGCACAAATGAGATTAAGTGATTATATTTAACAGGAGAAATGGCTTATGAAATTTACAAAATTCATTAAGCCAGAACTTGAACAAATCAAAGAAAATGCCAATTTCACGGAAGAAGAGGAGAGGATTTTCTCTCTTCTCTGCCGTGGTTTTTCACAAAAGCAAATATCCACAAAAGAAAATCTATCACTAAGAACGATAGAGTACAGAGTGAGAGATATAAAGGATAAAATAGAAAGAACGGGGGTATTTGATTGGATGAAAAAGAACTGTTGAAATATGCCGTTGATAGTGGTATTCTCGACATAGCACTTGTGCAGAAACAAGTCACTATGCAAAAGAGAGAAAAATTACTCAACAAAAACCCTTATAAAATCTATCAAGGAAAGGATGAGAACTGGTACTCATATCTGCCGGATGAAGTAAAAGGCAGACGTAAAATCAAGGCAAAGCGCAGAGAAGCGGTCGAGCAGAAAATCATTGATTATTGGAAAGAGAGAGAGGATGACCCTACAGTTGGGGAAATCTTCAACCGTTGGATTTCACAAAAGCTGGAACTTGAAGAGATAAGCAGGGCAACCTATGACAGATACTTAATGGACTTTCAGAGGTACTTTGACGGTATCAAGGATAAGAGAATCAAAAGTATAGACGAATGCGACCTTGAAACGTTTATACGAAATAGCATCCATGATTTCAACATGACTTCCAAGGCATTCTCAAACTTCCGAACGCTGATTTATGGAATCTTTAAGTATGCCAAGCGGAAGAAGTATGTCAAGTTTTCCATTACATACACGCTGAAAGACATGGATATATCGCCAAAAGCGTTTAAGCACGTAGTCCGACAGGCAAAAGACCAAGTATATATGCCGGATGAAAAGGAACGCATGGAGATGTACTTAAGGAATCACTTGGATATTGTGAACCTTGGATTGCTATTCATGTTTAAGACAGGAGTCCGTGTCGGGGAATTGTCGGCATTAAAGCGGAAAGATGTTGAAAACTACACGGTTGCTATCAATTCTACAGAGACTCGTTACCGGGATGATGACGGTTTTCACTATGAGGTCAAAGATTTTCCAAAATCAGAAGCCGGATTGCGATTTGCCATATTGCCGGATAAGTACAAATGGATTCTTGATGAAGTACGAAAGAGAAATCCCTTCGGGGAATATCTATTCGAGAGAGACGGAGAACGGTTGAAATCCTATAACTTTCGTGAACGTTTGCGCTACATTTGCGAACATGAACTGCGAATGAAAGTGAAATCTCCACACAAAATCCGAAAGACATACGGAAGTATTCTTCTTGACGGAAAAGTAAAAGAGTCCACAATCCTTGATACTATGGGGCATACAGACATTAGTTGCACAAAAGATCATTATTATTTTGATCGTACCGGAATTGAGGAAAAGAGACAGGAACTTGGCTTAATCGAAGCGTTATGAGTCCTTAGTACTCAATGGTACTCAAAGAAAAATTGAAAGAATGGCTATTTTAAGCCATTTCAAGGCAATTACTCTAGGGTTCGATTCCCGTACGGACTGTTACTATTATAAATATAATAGCCCAACCCGAAAAAATGTTGTCGTATGACAGCATTTTTTTATTTAATCATAGGAAATTCCTTCCTATGATTAAATAACGCTCCGCGAGCTGCGCATCCTCGCGGAAATAAAGTTTATGATGGAGAAACGGCGGCAGAGGCTTTGGAAAATGTGGAAACAGTTATTTCCGAATGGATAGAGACGGCAAAGGCTATTGGGCGGGAAATTCCAGTGCCAAAAGGAAAATTGATGTACGCATAATGAAAAATCTAGTGTTTTCATGGAATCATCCGTGAAAACACTGGATTTTTACGAAATAAACTTCTTTACAATTCAATGGTCAGTTCCACAGGACAGTGATCTGAACCGAATACATCGGTATGGATAGCTGCTCCGGTGAGACTGGAATCCAGCCGTCTGGAAGTGATGAAATAATCGATCCGCCATCCGGCGTTTTTCTCGCGGGCTTTAAAGCGGTAGGACCACCAGGAATAAATGCCCTCGGCATCCGGATAAAAGTAACGGAAGGTATCCGTAAAACCGGCGCTTAAAAGTTCGGTCATTTTTTCCCGTTCTTCATCGGAAAAACCGGCATTTTTGCGGTTGGTCTTTGGATTTTTCAGATCGATCTCCGTGTGTGCAACATTTAAATCGCCGCAGAGAATGACCGGCTTTTTGCTGTCAAGCTGAAGAAGATAAGCGCGGAAAGCATCTTCCCATTCCATGCGGTAGGGAAGCCGCGCCAGTTCATTCTGGGAGTTTGGAGTGTAACAGGTGACAAGATAGAACGTATCATATTCTAGTGTGATCACCCGGCCTTCGGTATCACAGATGGCGGTTCCGATGCCGCGTGTGACGTTAAGTGGTTCTTTTTTGGCAAAAATAGCAGTGCCGGAGTAGCCCTTTTTTTCGGCATAATTCCAGTATTGGTGATAATCCGGCAGATCGAGTGTGATCTGTCCTTCCTGCAGCTTGGATTCCTGGATGCAGAAGAAATCGGCATCTGCGGCACGAAAATAGTCGAGAAATCCTTTTTGTACACAAGCGCGCAGTCCGTTGACATTCCATGAGATGAGTTTCATTGCTGATATCCTCCTAAAGTAGATTTTCCTAAATTATATACATATGTGAGAGAAAGTACAAGTTTGGTTATGGTCTGCAAAGATCGGACCATATGGAAATAATGTTAAAAAAATACTTGACGCATGGCTTGGCCTATGGTAGTATAATACACGGTTCGTTGGTCAAGCGGTTAAGACGCCGCCCTCTCACGGCGGAAACACGGGTTC